CCGAACCAGTCCGATTCATGGGCAAAATTACCCATCGCGCCAGCAGCCTCATGCGGCGTCATGCCGAAGTCCTTGATCAGGCTGTTCATGCCGTAAAGGACCGTTGCCGCCTTTTGATCAGGAACAGGTTCTGCTGCGATTGCCGTGGGTTTCGGCGCCGGCTTTTGCGGTTCCGGTGGAGGCTTTGGCTCATTTCGGCTCAGTGCCGGTTGAACGGGCTGATCTTCACTGAAATACGCCTGGATGTTTCGCCCTGCCTGCGTCAATGCGGGGCCGGCCGGTTCCGGAAGCGTGATGTCATTGGCTTCATTGCTGACGATTGCCTTTGCCTGATCCAGTGTGGGTAGTCGTTTTTGTTTGGTGGAATCTAGGCCCGCCATTACATTGACCCCAATTCATTTTCAAGGAGGATCTTTTTGGTTTCGGCTTCAATCTTGGCGATCTGGACTGCAGTGAGTCGCTCATCCATAGAGATTTCGGCTTTGGACTTTTCGGCATTGATCTGCGCTTCCTGCGCTTTTGCTTGAGCCTGAATGGTTTGCGGCGCGTTCTTCAGCTGCTCGATGGCTTGCATGGCTTGCTGCAGCTGCTGCTGTAACTGTTGCTTTTCTGGGTCTTGCCCTTCTTCTTCGCCACCAATGCCAAGAATGTTTCGAAGCTGATCTGCCAGCTGCTGACGGTCTTCGAGTTCGGTCATCTCGATAAATGCAGGCGCCATGATGGCTTGAGCCTGCGGAGGAACCGCCTGAATCACCCTTGAAATCATGTCGAGCTGCTGCGCTCTGTAGGATGGCGTTGACGGGGTATCCTCAAGCGCAACCTTGACGGTGCTGCGTGAAACGTCGTTGATGACCTCAACTTCGCCTGTCTCTGGGTTCTGGACCGGCTGATTAAGAATGATCGTGCGTTTCCGCTTGCCCTCTCCGCATATCACCTCGACTGGGCGGCCAGTCATGTCTTCACGGATGAGATCGACGATCATTTCGCCAACCAGACGCCTCGAATAGCGGTAGTTGTCGTTGATTTCAGCAAGGGTCGTTGTCCCCTGCTCTACCAGGCTATTGATGGCAAAGCCTGATGTGGCGTTGGTGTCCTTACCCAACATGGCCTGATAGATACCAGCTGCTTCCTGAAGAGCCTTTTTGTTCTCTTCCATGATCTGGAATTGCTGCTCACCCAGATTCAATTCTGTTTCGACCCTGAAACCGTTCTGGTTTTTACGGCTGGGGTTGAGCGCAATCACTGAATCGGGACGTGCGATCTCTTGGATTACGTCGCTAAATGAGTTGATGCGGGTGTCGAGCGAGTCAGAATCCGCAATGATTCGTTTGCTGGACAGGAGGTTCATCAGCTTGCGGCGACGGGTGTTCACCTCGTCCTGCGGGCTGACCATGCCTCGAATCAAACCATACGGCGTATTGGTGAGATCCTCGCGATATCCCCAGAACGGGATGTAAGGCATGCGCTTGCGGTCTGACTTGCCGTCATAGATCCGGTGCGGACCCGCCCAGATAGACAGGTTCATCCGTGCGTAGACTGCTGTTTCGGGTTCTACCATCCCAGCTTTCACCGCAAACTGGTGATATTCGTTCTTGGGATCGAACTCCACCACGCGGTCAGGAAGGCGTAGGATCTTCCCTCGGACAAAGGTTCGATACCAGATCTCAAACAGACAGATCCGTTGCCGTCTGGGGTTGACCCATTCAAAGTCCGACACGGTCATGCCGCGTTCCTGGTCAAACGCATTGGCTAGTGTTGCGTTCTCAGTGGCTGCGGTGATCCAGTTGCCACCCCAGCGGCCAAGAGCTGCCGTCAGTACCGGCTTTGCCTTTGGGAAATGCAGGGCGACTAGATCAATATCAAACCAGCGCTTTCTCACCACATATCGGGCATCACTGAGGTCAGGTTCTTTTGCGACCCAATCCCAGAACATTTCGCGGCGATGGACGGCGGACACGCGGTAGGGATAGCGGAACGGATCCGCTTCTCGGGAGACCTCGACCCACGCCAATCCCGATTTAACCTGCCCGGCATACGCATCAGAACATGCCCTGTCTGCCCGGGTTTCACGTTCTGCTTCATGCAGCTTCTGACTGAATGCTTCGGCTACATCCTGAAATTGCTCTGCATCTGCGATACAACGCCAGTCTGAGCGGGTCTTGGCCTCCATACCCAGAACCATATCGATCGTTGGCTTGACCAAATTAGTGATGAGAGGAGCCATGCCCTTCTCTTCAAGCTCTGCCAGCGTTTCCGGATCGAGTTGATTGCCATCGTAATAGTCGGAGACCTTGTCGGCTTCTTGTCGCCAATTAGGCTGATAGCGGATTTCTTCGATGATGCGCTGGTATTGCATCCAATCGAGACCGCCTTTTGCCGCAGTAATCGGCTGTTCTTGTCCTGGGCGATCGTAGTTGTACGATTCATCAAGGACCATGGTGTCAAATTCAGACGCCATTAAGACCTCCAGTTGCTGCGTCGACCGTGATCAATCGCGTTGCTTCGCATATCCATTGCCGGCACTGCAAATGTCAGCGCCACCGCATCGCCTCGATCGGGAGATTTAAGTCCACGCTTTTTCATCTGTTCTTTCGATTCCAGTTTCAGCCGGCGGCTTGAGTCATAGGAGTGCTGGGGACCAGTGAGATCGCCCAACAGTCTTGTGTCATCGGGTAGGGCTGCGGGTTTGTCCAATAGCCAATCGCGCATCTCGCCCCACATTTCATCGCGCCTGAGCGCGTAGATATCGTTCTGGATCGCTCTCTCACCAAAATGGATGCGATTGACCGGGTAACCTAGTTCGATCAGGCGGTCTGCAATGCCAGAGCCAATCCCGGTGCAATCCACATTGATGATGTCTGGTCCTACGCGGTCAGCTTCTCGCGCCACAAGACCCACGACCTCCATTGGGCCTCGGCCGTGCCATGACTTGATCTCACCAACAACACGTCCCTGACGAATAGCCATTGCCGTGTCGTCGTTGCCGTATTCGGCGGGATCAACACCCATGATGGTGGCGCCCGTTGGCTCAATGTCGCCCTTACCAGCTGCGACCGCTGCCATTGCCAGATCCATTGAAATCAGCGGGTCACCATCGACACGCTTAAACGCTAAGGCGGGTGAGCCGGGATATTCCTGATCAAAGAGGCTGCGATCCGCCCTGAAATCGGTGAGGATCTTCTGGTACATCCAGTAGACCTGCTCGATCGTCAGACCAAAGGCTTTGCCGTAATCCGCGTCTTCCGCATCCGGAAGCCAGCCTTGAGGTGGTTGCTTCTGGTATTCCTGCTGCCAGAACCAAGGGACAAAGACCGGGAGATACTCAGAAAGACCGGCTTCGGCGTCCTGCCACATGCCGTGAAACAGATTCCCAACACCGTTGGCTGTGGATTCGAGAATGATCTCGGTGCCTGGCGCATCAGGAACAATCTGACCAATACCCGCCATGTGATCCGCAGCATTCGGCCAGAAAGCCACCTCAGATCCATGAAAGAACTGTGCGGTTGCCGAACGCCCCGTTCCAGAGCTTCCTGCTGTTGCGACGCTGAACTCCGATTGGAGACGGTCAAACACCAGCTTTGTTCCTGAATTGGCCGCTGTACTGGGCTTTAGAACATCAGGACACGAGTCGTGATATCTGCGCGTCATCCCAAAGAGGTTGGTGGTCGCCTCAGCCAGGTGCGTCAGGATATATGCGCGTTTACCGAAGTTCATCGAGGTTAGCCAGTACATCCGGCCTTCGGTGTACGTTGAAAACCCCTGCTGCCTTCCTTTGAGTCCGATCACTCGGACCTTTCCGGTCCTGGCTCTTTGGTCTTCGATCTGCTCATGGAGGTGCTGCTGCGCCTTATTAAGCCGGAACGGGATGATGGATCCGTCCTTTCCTCTGATCTTGAGGGCTTTTGGAGCGTAGACCGTGAAATCTCTACGGAGAATCCGCAGCGCATCCTGCACTACCGAACTAGATGGGCTGACTTCCGCCATCTTCCTTCATGAGTTCTTTGATTTGATCCTCAAAGGAGTGGGTCATCTTGACCTCCTGCTCCTGCTTGTCTCGCCATTTCTTGCCGTGACGATTGGTCAGCCAGATCGTGGCTGCCTTGGTATCAGGAGGGAATGCCTCTTCCACCTCGACCATCTTCAATTCACCATTGATGGTCATCGGTTTTTCGAGTTTATGACGCCAACCCTTTGCTCTTTCGTACATGGAGTTGGCAATTTCAGCGTCGGCGATTTCTCGGCCTCGCGTGAGCGCCTCGGAAAATTGTGGATAGACCTTCTTCCATTCGTACAACGTATCGAAATGGATATTTAGAATGTCTGCAATTTCTTCATCGTTACAACCAAGAAGCGCGAGCTTGTAAACCAGCTCAAGCGTTTTCTCGTTTTCAAACTTTGTTGGCCTTCCGACGGGGTTCTTGATGTCTTCAGGAAGCTCCGTTTTGGGCCTTCTTTTTCTTTTTGCCTTTGCGGCGACCGCCTGTTTAGGCTGTTCGGTTTTGGCTTTCTGGGCCATGATTCATTTACTTCTGCAGTCTTGTGAGCTGGATCTCGATGTCACGCAGCGATTTCTGAATGTTGTCGTACTGGGCTTCGTGCTTATCAAGGTGTTGTTCGAGGGTGGTTTCAATCTTGTCGACGCGGTATTCGAGCTTTTGGACTGATGACCAGGTCAGGATTCCAAACCCCAACAGGGTCACTGCGAGCTTGAGCCAATCACTCATTGTTAATCTCCGGATTCGGTCGGCAATCGACGCCAAAAGTGAAACCTGTGGGTGCGCTATAAAAGCCATGTGTTAGATCCTCAAACAGAAGGTTTCCCTTAGGCTCGCAGATCATGTGAGAACACCCTGCTACTTGAGCAGAGAACGTGCCCGCACATATCCACGCAGCAACATATCTCCGCCGTCGTCGGCTTTGAGGTTTTCCCCGTCGATTTGGAGGAAGACCTTTTGTGGAACCGGGGGCATGGTCAATCGAGGACATTCCCTTGCCGGTTCAGGTAATTTGAGGTTAGGCGCAACCGGTGCGTTGACGCATCCCGTCAACATAAAAAGGGGAAGGATTCGGATCATGGGAGCTTGGCAAGCTGGAAGTGCATGCCATCTTTGGTTTTCCAAAGACCACCCCAATCAAATCCGGCATCCGTGAAACACTTCACAAAGCCAGCGGAGAGCGTCGGTTCCTTGCCGAACCCATTCCATGCTGCATTCAGATCGATTGCGATACCCCAGGAATGCAAGCTCGCACTGGAGGCGCCTCGCTTCTTTCGAATGTTGAAACATCCATCCCATGAACGAAGCTCCTTTACATGGCCGGTGGCGATCAGGTTCTTAAATGCCTGCAGCAAAGGTTCCTGCATGACCTTATTGCAGTAGATCTTCTTCGGGATAAAACCAATTTCAAGCTCAGTAGGAACGTCAAAGACGGTCATGAACTTTGATTCATTCGCGGCTGGATCCCCAAACCGAGCGAAGCAATCTTTGGACGTGATCATTCTTTGCGCCCCTCACCCAGGACGTCTTTGAGTTCCTTGGCGGTGTCGAGAAGCTCCTGTCCTTTCTCCGGTGTGATACCGGAGCCTTTGGTGGCAAAGGAAACGGCCGCCATGCAGATCAGGCAAAGACCCATAAGAATCGTCTTTTCATGTCCGCCATCCATGAGGATGATGGCGCCGAGGGCGATCTCAAAGAATCCTTTGGTGTTCTGTCCGGCGTTGGTCGATAGCATTACTTCACCCGCTTCAGGTACTGGACCGCCAACTCAACGCCAAACCTTGCGGCCGATTCGGTCAGCTTCAGTCCGATCGTTTCGATCTCAGCGAGTACCCCATGGCGTTTGTCTGCAGAACTGATTTCCTTTTCCGCCCAGCGCTCGACCACGCCAAGGACTCGTCCAAACACATCAGATCCAAGGATGACGCCGGCAAGTTGGCTTATCAACCACGCAACGACAGGATTAACCATGGGGCACCAGGCATAAAAAAGGCCGCTATGAGGGGGGGCGGCCAGGGTTGGTTCAGCGAGAACCAATAAAAATGAGGTGTTTCTGAGCGTTATCGCTCCAGCTTGAAGAAAAACTACCTTACGAAAGACACTTAGACATCATTAACGATTTGTGGGGAACGCGATTTCAGCCACAAAAGCGTAATCGCATGCTCTGCTCGGTTGACTTGCCGGCCACGAATCTCCTCTTGAGCGACGTACTTTTTGCGAAGAAGCCGGTAGTAAACCTCGCCGGCCCTCGATGTCTCTCGCATCAATGCAACCAACCTGCACATGATTTGCACGTCCCCTGGGATCCATATCGGAGGCAATGGACGCCCATCTCCGGTGGGATGTGAGTCGCCAATACGTCCCAGCATGGAGCGCTGCGCTTTCGCGGAGTACAAACCCAGCGCTTCATATTCGCCCCAGCTGGTCAGCATGGAGCGAACGATGTCACGGGGGGTTTTCCTACGACTCATTGGCTTCAAGTTGATCGATGACGAGCTGAACGTAGCCTGCGATATCGACCCATGAATCGAGGTAGTTGGGGTCTCCGTTCAAGATCCTTCCGATTTTGTGAGCCACCATTTCAAGGTATTCGCGTTGGCTGTCACTCAGTTCGGGCCAATTGTCGGTTCTAGCCATCGCGCACTTAATCCCTTGAGTGATTTTGGCGTGACCAGAGAATGCGCCGTACCGATTGCCGCGTTCCGCAAGGATCTCGCTCACAGACATTTGGGAGACAAACGCGGGAATTTGCTCTTCACCTGCATCCTGATACGCGCGGTCATACGTCATCTTCACCTCCAAGGTCACGCTGAATAATGGAAAGTAAATCGGGCTTTCTAAATGCGCTTCCCTTCAGGATCTTTCCATCCTCGCGGAAGATAGGCTTTCCGCTGTCAGGGCAAAGTTTGCTCATGTTTGATGCGTAGACCTCATCCCAGCAGTCCTGCCCATTGACTCCAAGCGCATTCATCATGTCTGCAAGGTTTGCAATTGCCTGAATTGTTGCGCTTGAGATGACTCTGATAGCGGCGTCTGCGGCCTCATCCTCGACATGCCCTTCCAGCTTCTCCCATACAGAATTGATTCGCCCCATCCATACACCAATCCGCTCAAGACAATCGTGTGCCCTCATTCCGTTGAGCATGATGGGTTCCCCAGAAATAACAGAAACCTGCTGATACAGCGTTCCATCGCCTGGTGGATTCATGTATTTCCAGAGTTCGTCTCCATCCACACCGAGCGACACAAGGAGACCATTCAAAACGACTAGCGAGTCCGTGATTCCATCAACTGTTTCAGTGATGGCAGCCTCCGGGTTAAACGCAGGTGTGCCAATTTTGTTGGTGGCGTCATCCCAGGCTTTCAACAGTTCACCGTATTCCTCGTTGACCAGCCTCACATAAAGTTCAGCGCCAGCTTCATTCCTGTGAACTGGCTGCTCAAATAAACTCATGAACCTTTTTTGCTGTTGATAATGCGTCGTCATTTGGCCCCCGCCTCTAGACTTTTGATGTATTCCTTGTCTTCAGCCGAATGCGCTGGTAGCGAACACCAGAACACCCACCCCGATTCGGCGTACCAGACGCCGATAACCGCTGGCCCCCTGGCCGTCTTAAAAAGGCACTTACCCCCGAGCGGTGGCGGATGTTTATCCACCCTTCGCCATTTCGGTTTGTACTGTGCAACGTGCCGATACCTATCTTCCACGAACAACCTCACAAAGCCTGTCAAAGATCCAGACAATGGGCGTCACGATCAAAACCAATATCCATACGACGATGACCCATAACGTCAGCGCAACAACCCCTCCAAACGCGAAAAAGTCCGGCGGATTCTTCATAGGGCATCCAGCCAGGTCTGCCGCATCCAGTCGGAAACCGTCAGCACAGCCAATGTGATGAGCGCCGTTTCAGCACTTACAAAACCCCACACAACCATCGTCACAAAAAAGATCATGGGTTCCTCTAGAATGGAATCGAATCGTCGAAGTCATAAACCGGTTCGCTCGGAGACGGCCCGGAGCTACTTTGCTGTGGCGCGGCCTGACCCGGCCTTGACTGGGCTTGATTCGGATCTCTGCGATCCAAAATCTGGGCATCATTCGCAAGGATCTCCGTGGTGTATTGATCCTTGCCTTCCTTGTCCTGCCACTTCCGGGTGCGTAGACGCCCAACAATTGAGAGCTTGCTGCCTTTTTTCGCGTAATTTCCAATGAACTCCGCAGTCTTTCCAAAGACGGTGACGCGGTTCCATTCGGTTTCGTCCTCGTACTGGCCGCTGGCGTTCTTGCGCGATTCGACAGTCGCCAAAGCCAATGACGCGACCGACATCCCGTTGGGGGTTACCCGCACTTCAGGATCCCGCCCAAGGTTTCCGATCAAAGTCACCTGATTCAATGTCCCTTTACTCACTTTTTGCCTCGTTCTTAAACCAATCCTCAAGAAGCCGAATTGCTTCACCTTTTTTCACCATGTCGCCGGTAAACCTGAGAAGCCGCCAGCCACGCATGACGGCCGCGTTGCTTTTCTCGATGTCACCCACAATTCCGGAACCTCGGCCATGACGACCCCGACTCCACACGCCCCCCTCGATCTCCACGGCCACACAAAAATCTGGCCACGCAAAATCGAATCGCCACCTCCTCGGCTTTGCAAACGTGTGTTCGCGCACAGGATCTGGCAAACCAACGGCGCGGACCTGATACGCAAAAAGCTCTTCTAGCTGACTGCCCATCCCTGCGCCGGCTCCTTTTTTTGTTTCCCTTCATCACCAAACCGGGAACCAGATGCTTTGATTTCTTTAATCAAGCGATTTCTGTCGATGCCAAAAATCCTCGCGATTGACTCAAACGTCCACGCGGGCGAACCCGTAAGCCCGATCTGATCCGCTGTTGGCAAATAACCTTCACTAATGAGGGAAAGCGCTTCTATTGCCTCTGGTGGCGTCACATCCTCTTTTGCCGCTTTTGCCTCGCTTTTGACGCAGCCGCAGCTTTTCGAATGGCCATTCCTAAGCGATATCGCAGCAACCTCTTTTTCGGCGCCACAGACACACACGCATTGGTAAAAGATCACGCCTTTGCCTTTCTCGATTTTTTCGAGAACCGTCCATGAATTGATTTGCTTCCCAACCATGCTGTCTTCAGCGGCCATACAGTGCTTCCAGTGTTCGTGCGACCAAGTCCTGCTCGGTCAATTTATGAATACGCATCAGGGTTCTTGAGTGATGAACCCCGTTATCTCCTCGGTGACACTCAGCGCAGAGTGCCGCAACCATCCAGTCGTTTGCCCGCTGACTCATACCCTGACCATCGCGAATATGGTGGGCTTCGACTGGGGTGGCTCCGCACATAACGCACGGGATTTCATGGACCCTAGAAAGATGGCGTTTGGCTGCTGCGCTCATTTCAAAACCCATTGCCCAATAGGCCGTTTGTGGCAGGCTGTTCGCGTTGATTTCACAAACCCTATCTGGGTAAATTCTTCCTTCTGGAACACAGCTCCCATGACGCGCGGATCTACCTCCGCAGGGGGTGGGCATGCCTTCCAAAGATCGTCCGACGTCACAACCCCACGCTTAATGGCGATCTGTCTCGCCATAGCCCTAGCGCGGTCCAGCCATTCACCTCGGGCAGCTTCTAAAAGCTCATGCCAATACTCGGTCACGCCAACCTCCCCTTAATCAATCTGAATGCTGCCTGCCTTGCTTCGCCCCGAGTAAGCTGCCCTTTCCGCATGAGGTCAAAAACCTTTTCCGCGAACCAGTCAGCATCGATCACCGAGACCTCACCCTCTTGCTGCGCCTCCAACCATGCAACGTCTTCTTCCCAGTGGTCGATGCTAGTCATCAGCCTTGGTCCCAAAATCCGTTTTCCATCGAGAACCACCCATGTTTGCTCCGCTTTTCCGAACGCCTGATTCATTTCCGTCAAAAAGTCAGCGATTTCCGGTGCTTCCGCCTGAATCAAATTCCATTTTCTTTTCCGCTCAAACTTTGCGGCTTCGACGCGGCCTTGCAGCCGCGCATACGCCTCATCAAAATCACTCACAAAGCCATCTTTTCCCTGATTGCCGCAATCGCTTCGCGTCCTGACTGCATTCGCTTCGCCCTTGATTCGGCAGGCTCAGGCAAAGCTGGTCGATGAATCCTGTGCGCCTCCTCGATCACCGGCCGACAAAGCGCTCGGAACTGCAGAAGGTTGGGCGGGAAATCTGATTTCCAGCTCTTCAGCGCACCCAGACCAAACACGATGTCTTCCTCGTTCATGTCGGATAGTCCATCGATCCATGCCGCATTTGGTTCGGTTCCAAAACTCGATACCCAGGTGTGTCCGAATGTCTCGCTCATACGCTCCCAGAGCCGATCAAAATGCCGTTCGCGTAAATTCCCCGTCGATGACTTCCCCGCCGGGAGGCCCAGTGCCCTCCGCTTGTCGTCGAGCTTCGCGCTCTGCGATGGCTCGTCGGACCTTGGCTGGAGCTGAGTTGTCAGTGTCTTGATGTCTTGCATGGGATCCTCCCTGCGGCGGGGTGTAGCTCCAGTCGCTGAGGTAGTGCTGACCGGGGCCGAAAAAGGTTTCTGGTTGCTTGATGTGTTTGGGATCTGCGATTGCCTTGGCGCAATACGCCGCATAAGCCCTGACGCCGAAGAGCATGGTCTCCGGAGCGACGCCTTCATTGACCCTGGCGTTGAAGGCTTTCAGCGTTGAGGCTCGGGAGGCTCCCGGCCTTTTGGGGTACTGCGCCCAAATTGCTGCAAATGCTGGATGCTCTCCCTTGGCGCGTGGGTTAGTTCCATTTGCTATCGACACAACACCCCCCTCCTCGGGAGGGGTAGGGGAGGGTTTTATTTCTGGTTTATGGTTTATGGTTTCTGGTTTATGGTTATTTTGGGTTTGGGTTGGGTTAGCGCTGGGTAACCCATGGGTTTTTTTCGGTCTGCCACCCTTGCTACCATTGGCTTTCTGCTTTTCCATCCATGCGTGATAGTCGGCAATTTCTTGGTCTGCACGGTGGTTGACCCACCCCTTTTCGGTCAGGGTAAAGAAGTCATTTAGTACCGATTCGATGCAGTGGGTATCCAAACGTAAGCGGCGGGAAACCCATGGGATATCGGTGGGTATTGGTTGCTCGGTGTCGTAGTACATTTCGAGCAAACGTCGGTACGCCAGATCTTCCTCGTTGGTGAGGTGCATCGTGGCTTGCCGGTAATCACCGATATGAAATTTGAAGAAGTGCATGACTAATTTGTCCGCGTGTACCCAAAGGCTCTTTTCTTTTGCAGCTCACCACAGACCTGCCTCACCGCGTTTTCGTCAGAGTTTCCGAAGATTCCAAGACGCTCGCAGATTTCTGATGGGCGAAGACCTGCTCGGCAAAGGCTCACAACCTGTGACCTCGTGGCGATATCCAACAGACCAATACGGCTAGTTCTCACCACTCCTCCCGCTCTTTAGCGATACCAAGTCGCCATGCCCGGGCATAAATGGACCCAACGGTCCTGCGCCCAAGGCTTTTGGCAATCTCCTTGATGTCGACCCAGCCATAAAAAAGCCGGACCGTAAGGTCTTCAACCTTGGTCCAGGCGTATCGATTGGTAAGCCCTAGCGCGTAAGCTCTGGTATGAATTGCGTGTGCAGATCGCGGGATGAATCGCGCCAGACGCTTCGCTCCCAGTTGCCGATAGAGCTGGACTAGAATCTCGTCTTCTCTGGGATCCCATCGCCTATCCATGTCAGTCGACCACCCAGCCATAAGGTGATTTTTCCGGAGTGACGCCGGTCTTGACGTAATGCTTGAACGCATCGCAGCGAGGCGCTTTTGTTCTGCAGAATTCCTGCATACACACCGTGCATTGCAGGCACGGTTCAGGCCCGACGCTGGTCTTTAATGTGTGAGCTGACTTCGTCATTAGTCCCTATTTGCCCCTTCTGTTTCTTGGAGCTTCACGCGATGCTTTGCGCCATAGAGGTAAAGCTCAATGATGTGTCGCGCTAAATCCGAAACCTTTCTGTCCTCAATCAAGGCCATGTCCTGCAGATCCCTTTTCATCGTCTCAGTGACGTGGATCTTCAGTTCATCAATCTTTTTTTCCGGCATCGCTTATGACCCAAAAAAACCCGGCCCTAAGACAGGGGAAGTTAGAGGAGAGAAATTGCCGCTTTTTGCCGTCGCGGCGCACGGGTTTTCATGCGGCCTTCCCGCGAATGACGTGCCAGGGAACATCAGGGCGCAACGATTCTGCGGTCACTGCACCGTTACTGGCTTCCTCTATTCGCACAGCCAATTCAGCGCTTGGATGCTTCGCTCTGTAAGCCACAAATTTGAGGTGCGACAGTGATGCGCCACAGCGATCTGAAAAATCCCTCTTTTCTTCAGCAGAGAGGGTCCGCATGTAGTCTTTTAGGCTCATGCGAAGATAGTACCCCCAAGGGTACTGTGCGCGCAATACCCTCTTGGAGAATCCCCAGTAGGATTTTTTTCGGGTGTAATCAAGAAATGGAAATCATCAAATACTGCAGGCGGGACAGAGTTCTCTTGCTCATCAAGGAGCGCTTTGACGGAAACAAAGCCGCTTTCGCAAAAGCAATAGGTCGGCCCGCTCCAAATGTTCACAGGATGCTTGCGGTGGGATCCGGAAAGGATCAGCGCGGGATTGGAGAAGACTTAGCCCGAGATATAGAGAAATCTCTTGGTTTGCCTCATTTGTGGCTAGATCAACCGACAGAGACCGGAATATCCTCTTTGGCCAACATACGACGTATTGATCCGCCCAGACTTGATGCAGCATCATCAAACGTCTCAGAAACTCTTTCTGTTGGTAAAAGGGTGCCGTTGATATCTTGGGTGCAAGCCGGGAATTGGAGTGAGGTCGCTGACTATTTATCCCCTGGTGACGGTGACGATTGGCTACCTGTTTATCAGGAGGTTGGCCCGCACACCTTTGCGCTCATCATCAAAGGCGACTCCATGGAGCCGGATTTTCGTGACGGAGACACCATCATCGTGGATCCAGATGTTTCCCCTGGTCCAGGTGATTATGTTGTAGCTAAAAACAGCGAAGAAGAAGCAACCTTCAAAAAATATCGACCACGAGGCCTTAATGAAAAAGGCGAATCCTATTTCGAGCTAGTCCCTTTAAATGAAGATTACGAACCCATGCGCTCGGATTTTCAGCCCATAAAAATCATTGGAACTGCGGTTGACCACATTCGCCGGCTTCGTCGACGTGGCGGCAGCAATTAATCAATTTTTCTACCTGCCTCATTGAAAGGATCCCGCTTCGGCGGGTTTTTTTTGCCTCCAAAAAAATAAATACCCTCATGGGTATTGACTACGGATTACCCTTTTGGGTAGCATTCTTTTCGCCCCCTAGCTGCCCAGGTCAGCGCGGAAGCATCAATGCCCTGTAGTGAATGGCTTCATTCAGAGACACAAGGACAGGGGGCAATTTTTGGAGAACGCAAATGGAACAAACAGAAAAGCAATTTATCGGTTTGCTGCTAATGCTGATTTGCCTTTTGATCATGGGTCGCATGGATCAGCTTGACGCGGAAATGATGGAACAGGGATCCGTGCAGGTGGCGCAGAAATGAAACTGAACTGGAAACGCTATTGGCGCATGTTGGTTGGCGCAAAGTTCAGGCCCATGCAATTCATTCACAAGGTCAGGCTCGCAGCTCTTGAGGATCTGCATCACGAATTGGTGTCCCACGACTATTTCCATGAGGCGCGGTTTGTGCGGAGCTTCATTAACACGGAGCCGACGCCATGACAGTGATGCGCCGGATCTACATCAAATACCTGACCTGGCAATTTGAACGACAGTACGCAAAAGCATTTCACGCGGTTCAGAAAGCCCGCACAACGGAATGTCGGTTGATATCAGCTAAACGCGCATAAACGTAGCCAAGGCGGTTAGAGGCATATCCCGCAGACCGGACAGAGAGCCTGTTAGCCCTCTCCGAGGCAGTTCCCGGGAAAACGTGGGCCGGTCACACCTAATAACGACGATCATCAGCGAGAACGAACATGAGCAATGCGCTTACTACATTAACCAACCAGCTGGCGACCAAGCTCAATATGGGCGACGGCAGCCAGCTCATAGACACCCTGAAGGCTACAGCTTTCAAAGGCCAAGTTTCTGACGCACAGATGACCGCCTTGATGGTGGTTGCCAATCAGTACGGCCTGAATCCTTGGACCCGCGAGATCTACGCTTTTCCTGACAAGAACAACGGAATCGTTCCGGTTGTTGGCGTGGATGGATGGAGTCGGATCATCAATGAACATCCGCAGTTTGACGGTCTTGATTTTGAGCAAACCGATGAGGCTTGCACTTGCATTGTGTACCGCAAGGATCGCAGCCGACCGATCCGGGTTACCGAATACATGTCTGAATGCAAACGCTCAAATGTTGGTCCATGGACTTCACACCCCAAGCGCATGCTTCGGCATAAGGCCTTGATACAGGCTGCTCGACTGGCTTTTGGCTACACCGGAATTTACGACCAAGACGAAGCGGATCGCATCCTTGAAGGATCCGAGCGGGTCGTTAATCCAGCTCCGCCAGCGCAACCAAAAACAAACGACATCCTTCCCGGGCTTTCGGATGAGGCATTTATTGCTTCTGCTTCGAAGTACGAAGGATGGATGCGGAGGGGCAAAACAGCCGACGAAGTTATCAGTTTTGTGTCCACAACGAACACCCTGACAGAACATCAGGTAAACGCGATCTATGACATCGAACTCGCCATTAAAAATGAAGGAGAAGCAGCGTGAGACAAACCCACGAATTGATTCAAGGCACCCCTGAGTGGCATGAATTCCGAGCTAACCATTTTGGAGCGTCAGAAGCCAGCGCCATGCTTGGCATCAGTCCGTATCAGACGCGAACGGATCTTTTGAAATTCAAGAAGACCGGAATAGCACCCGAAAGATCGCCTGCACAACAGCGGGTTTTGGATAACGGTCATGAGGTTGAGCCGCTGGGTCGGGCATTAGCGCAAGCGTTTATCGGTGACGACCTGAAACCCCGGACGTTTTCGGATGGGGAGATTTCTTGTTCCTGCGATGGCATCACGATCATGGAAGACGTGGCCTGGGAGTGCAAACAGTATTCGAAGGATCTGTTGGCGTCAGTCAGAAACAACGTACTTCCCGATCATCACCAACCGCAGGTTCAGCAGATCATGCTTGTGACCGGCGCTGAAAAAGTTTTGTTTACTTGCACAGGCGGCACTGAAGAGAACACCGCGCACATGTGGGTTTATCCAGACAAGGCGTATCAGCAGCGGATTGTGGCGGGCTGGGCGCAGTTCAAAGCCGACCTACAGGAATACGAACACGTTGAAGAACGGGTTGCTCCGGTCGGTAAAGCGCCTGAAGCGCTGCCTGCCCTGCATATCGAAGTCACCGGAATGGTCACAGCGTCAAACATCGATGCGTTCAAGTCACATGCGGTTGCCGTCTTCGAAGGCATCAAGACGGACCTTGATACGGACGAAGACTTTGCGGACGCCGAGAAGACCGTCAAGTTTTGCAAGGAAGTACGGGATCGACTGAAAGCCGCCAAGAATCACGCGATGTCACAGACAGGGTCGATTGATGCCTTATTTAGAGCGATCGACGAAATCGATGAGATCGCGATGACCAAGGAGCGGACGCTGGACAAGCTGGTGAAGGCTCGCAAGGAATCGATTCGAGTCGAGCTTGTGCAGAAGACCCAAAAAGATTTCGACGCATACGTTAGAGAGATCAATGGGCAGCTTGGGTGTCCGTTCCTGGTCGCCGTCGCGCCGTTTTCTGAAGCCATCAAAGGCAAGAAGACAATCACCGGCATGGAGGATGCGCTGAACGCCGCTCTTGCCAACGCCAAGCTCGACGCCAACGACAAGGCGCGACTGATCGAGATCAACCGCAAAGCATCAGAAGATCACAAACACCTCTTCCCTGACTTTGCGGCGCTATGCCTCAAGCCTTCAGAAGATTTCAACGCCATCCTGCAGCTGCGGATCCGCGAGGAGAAAGAGCGCCAGGACGCTGAGATTGCGCGAAAGCAAAAGGAAATTGAGGCCCAGATCGAGGCTCAACGCAAGGCGCGTGAACAAGAGGCGGCTGTCGCAGTCGTGACAGAAGCGGCTGCGGAGTCTGTTTCGACGCCAGAACCTCAAGTCGTCGAGACGGCAGAGATCAAGCAGGCGGCCGTGATTGATCACCAGCCTCACATTCTTGAATTCCTGAAGGTCCATGACTTCAAGGATCACTCTCGCATCCGGGGGATCCTGATCGAGTACGAAAAGTTCAAAGCACAAACAGCCATTAAGGAGGCAGCGTGAAACAAGTCACCCGATATGAAACCAGCGACGGGGAACTGTTCGTCAATGAGAAGGGAGCGGTCGCACATGAACAGCAGCTCACGATCACCAGAAGGGTGAGCGCTTACGTCAACGCCGTCGGAGCTGTGCCCCCATCATCGACCAGGCTCACCAACGATCTGACCAGATTTCTGACTTGGGAGCTTGCCCAGATCCATGCGGAAATCAAAGCCGTTTCTGACAAAGAAGATAAGGAGGCCGCGTAATGAATCAGGTCAATTTGAGCGCGCTCAAAGAGTGCATCCCGGAGCTGTTGGCGCTCAACACTGAGCGAGCCGATGCGGTCCTGAAATTTACGGCCGGCATCGAGGCGGTAAGCAAGACGACCTTCGTTGAGACTTCAATCCTTCGGAAGATTGTGAAGGCTTTGGCTGCTGACAAAACCGAGGCCATCAAAACCGAGGCTGACAACATCAGCGAATTGCTGGATGAGCTTCAGGAGTTTGCAGGGGCTGAATGAGCGAAGAGCAGGTTCAGCGATTTGTTTTGCGAAACCCCTGGGACGCTGAGGCGCTCTGGGGGGTTCTCAAATGCTGGTCTGGCCAGGCTGAATCCGGCGCTCCCCTTGAGGTCACGGTAGGGGTTCACGAAAAGCTGAGAAACGTAGATCAGAACCGAATGCTTTGGCGAATTCTGACCGCGTTTTCTCAGCAGATCGAGTGGCCAATCAATGGGGTCATGCAGAAGATCAGCAAGGACGACTGGAAAGTAATCCTTTCCGCCAGTTTTAGGGCCGAAATGGCTCGACTGACCCAGACCACGGACGGGAGGATTGTCATGCTAGGGGTGAGCACAAGCCGCATGAGGAAGCGTGAATTTACCGAGTTCATCGAGTTCCTTTTAGCGATTGCAGCTGATCGCGGAGTGGATCTTGATGAAGATGAAGAAGAAGAGGAAGCAGCATGACCGACCTACGCACACAAATTCTGAAGCACATCGTCGGGCGCCAGGTTTCCGCAGCTCAAATGGCTTTCATTCTTGGCAAAAGCAATCGCGAGGTCGCGGATGAAATGGGGAAGCTGCATCGAGAAAGACTTATCGAAGGATCCTGGGAAGATCAAGGCTACTGGCTGTATGAAGCCGTATCAGATCCAACCGTTTAGATCCGGACAGCAAGCCACGCTGTGAGTTGGTGCGGGCCGGGGATCCTGCGAAAGCCCCTGACAAGCCTGGAAAGACAGGCACTTTTCGGGGGTAGCCAAGCGGTAAGGCAACGGGTTTTGATCCCGTCAACCAAGGTTCGAATCCTTGTCCCCAAACCAATAAGAAATGGGATTGCTCCCCTGCTTTGGTGGGGGTGAATCGACTGGTCCAGTAGCAGTCCCATCCCTTATAGCTCAACCGATAGGACACCAAATGAGTACAAATCTATATCTGGCATTGCGTGGAACTTATGAGGAACGCAGGGAAAAGCTGAGGTCCTTTCCAAAGGAATACCTGGAGGATGCAATTCTCGACTCTGAGTACAACGATTTTCTTGGAAGACGTGCTGACTATGAGGACGATGAAAATGACGAGCATGGACACGGAAAGCGATTGCCATATATCGGATGGTACTGGAGGCATATCGCTTTCAGCGGAGCCATTCCTATTGGGGATTGCGGGGAGTTTGTTGGATTCATGGGCAACAACAAATGGGACTACCCAGAACGAGACCTGACCGAACAAGAGAAATCAGACGTTATGCGAATCATCGATGAAGCGATGGTTCTGGCAAGCCAGGGCGGATTGCTATCCGACATCCAAAAAAACACCAACGCAAAACTTAGAGAGCTGTGGAATTACATGCAAACCCTAAAGGTTTAAAGCTCTGCGAGATTATTGATAAGGCAAATGCCTGCCAGGAGGACGCATGAGCGAACCAAAATTCACGCCGGGGCCGTGGTTTACTGACGACTATGGCTACATTTTTTCTGGTGAACGTAGGGATGCGCACATGATTGCTGAGGTGCGCGGATGGGGGTGGATTCAATACCTACCAGACCCGGAGAAAATCCAAGACGCCAACGCCCACCTCATCGCCGCCGCGCCGGAGCTTTTTGAGGCATTGGAATATGTGATGACGGCTCACGGAGAGCAATTATCTGATGCGTTTGAAAAGGCACAAGCCGCACTCGCCAAGGCGCGGGGGGAAGACCATGACTAAGAAAGACAAACTCGACGTACTGATGCTTCTGTCTGCGTTGGAGTCGTATTGCCTGACAAGTATTGATGGGAAGCGGTGCTTTCCTGACTACCTGAGTGAAGACATTCAGCGAATGATCGGCGTGTTGGGCGATGAGCTTTTGGAGGAGAGCCATGACTGAACTTGAAATTGCGCTGAAAGCGGTCCAGCTTTATGCGGAACAACATCCAAGACCTAGCCATGTCACTAAAGCGCAAGCCGCAGAAATGCTCGGCCTTAGTCACCCCACGCTCACTAAGCTGATTGCCCAGGGTGCGATTCGAATGAACAAGGTCGGGAAGATTCCTGTCAGCGAGATCGATCGGGCGCTGGTTGCCCGTCAAGCATCTTAGCGATGTCTGATGCTGTCGGATTGTAATAGGTGAGCGCCATTTTTGGATTGGTCCAACCAAAAACCTTACACAGCGTCAGAACATCCACCCGTTTCGCCATTTGCGTTGCCGCGTAATGCCTTGAATCGTGAAACGTCATCCCTTCAATTCCAGCTCTGATCCGGTACTTCCGAAAATTAGCGTCCAGAGATTGAGGATTGATCCCGAACACAAGGTTAGGGTCATACCCGCGCATCCTCTCGATTAGCCTGGCTGCTTTCGACGACAAAGGGACGTATCGTTTGTTTGTCTTGGTTACAGGCAAAAAAACGTGGTCCGAATAAACACGATCCCAGGTCAACCCCGTCAATTCCCCAGCCCTCATTCCGGTCCTGAGAGCTACCAAAAAACACATTCCAGTAGTTTGGGCTACGGTTCTCACATTCCCGTTCCATCTGTAGCCTGTTGCCTTGAGAATCGCTCGTATTTGTCTCCAGCTATAAAGCGCGTCCCGATGTTCTGGCTTTTTGGGTTTGCGAATTTTCTTGATCGGGTTTTGATCGATCAGATCCCATTCTCGAATACAGGTATCGAAGATTGCTGAGACCAGTCCGATCTCTCGCAGAACTGTTCCCGGTTTCACTTCTTTTAACCTTGCATCCCTCCATCGAGACACCATTTCTGGGGTCAACTCACCAAGCAATACGCTCGACGGGAATGCCGGATCAATCAGCATGGCGCTGATTCTGATTCGTTCCCAGGCTGCTCCTCGCTTGGAGGTCGACACCTCTTCAGCGTAACGGGTCATGACCGCTGCCACGGTCACCTGCTCGCGCTTTGGTTTCTTTCCGGATTCCGCAATCTCATAGGTGCGCGCATCCGCCCAGGCTTTAGCCTCGCGCAAAGTACGGAAACATTGGGATTCTCGGATTCCGTTCAGCTTGATCTGAGCGCGGTATCCTTTTTCTGTCTTTTGAATGGATGCCATGAGTGGGGCCGATGGGGCTTTTTGGGGCCGACCACTTTAGAATAACTTAAATCAGGCATCAAATTACCAAATGCTATACCATCTGAAGCCCTGTATTTTTCAGATATTTTCAGCGTCAGATAAAATTGCTAATATAGCAAGGGTGCAGACCTCCGGCACAACAAACCCCAGTAATTACTGGGTTCTCAGGGGATCATGGGGCCTTTATGGGGCCGCCCCACCTGGGGGTCAGCGCTGTTCAAACCTTACGGAGAGCGCAATGAAATCGATCGCCATACTCTTTTTTGTGCTTTCAGCTAACGCTGAAGCCGTCACCTACGTCAATCCGACCATACCGGGAACCAACGCCAGGGATCTTTCTGCACCAGGGACAGCGATCGACGACGATCAGATTTACCGCACGATACCTGGATCCACAGCCAGAGACCTCACCAGAGGCGGATACAAGCGCCAAGGGTCCACATGGGTTCCTACCCTTCCCGCTTCCCGTGCGAGGGATTTCTCACGCCCTTCCTATCGAGCTTACGGGGATGATGGCCGGATGGTGGTTCCGGTGACCGTCGATGAGACTGAGGATCGGGAGAGCCGCGATCGCCGTGACGATTTCCGCATGCCCTGCCCGCCCGTGGCTATGGAAATGGGTGACTGCTAGATCTGCGCCTGCAGATAGTTTTGAACCCCAAGCTCATCGATCTGCATGAGCTGCTTGGTATACCACTCGATGTCGTCTTCCGTATCGCTCACCAAGGTGCGGAAGACGTTGTCGGTTTCCCAATCCTGCTCTTTTTCGTCCGCCTGCTGAATGATCCGGGTCAAGCTATCAAGCACCCGCTGTTCTGTTGCTAGATCCGCTTCGAACATGGCTTTTACATCCCATTTTGCTTGCGCCTTGATCGGCAAAGCCGGGGTGTAGTCAGGCCATCCGCCCAGCTGTTGCAGCCGGCGAATCACCTTGTTTGCATGCCCCAGCTCTTCCTCAGCCGCTTCCGCATATCTTTCAGCCAGCTTGCTGTAGCCATGAAACTTGAGGATCTGGGCATGTCCGTTGTACCGAACGTGCGCGTTGATCTCTAGTGGAAGGTGCTTGTTGAGTGCGTCGATCATTGCTTGGCCTCCAAAGCCGTCATGCGATCGTTCAGTGATTTCATGAACACGACGATCTGGTTTTCGATCTGTTTGACTTGTTCCTTGCTGTTACCTTTTGACATGGCCAGCCTTTTCCTTGCCCTCAGTTCAGAGACGCCGTTCTGCAGCGCGTTGGCTGATGCAATGAGCTGCGTTTCCGGATGCTTCTGCATGTAGGTCTGATAGTCGCCGCCGTTCTTTGCCAGACCCTTGATCTCGGCTTCATGCTCATTCAGCTTGGTCACGTTTTGATAGAAGCGATTTGCCTCAGCGGATTGGGAATGGATGTCACCATAAAGCCGTCCCAACAATGGGATCTTGTGCGGAGGCAGTTCTTCACCAGTTACCAGACTGCTGACAGTCTGTTCAATTTTCATGGCTTCCCTGCCTACGCCGCCGGTTGCCTGACCGATGAGGTAATCGATTTGATCTGGTGTCGGTGATGCGCGACCAGGCCTGTAGTCGCTTCCGCCTGAAAGGGTGTTGATGACCTCCGCAAACCATTTTCCGAACGCACTGGCCGTATCCTTTGCGCGGGTAAATCCGGGGGTTGGGCTGAGTTCGCTGCGGTCAAGCCGTGCAATCGGCCGACCAAAGGCGTCGGTATTCCGCTCTATCGCCACAATCGGGTCGGTGATCGTCGGCGACATGACTTCGGAAATTGATTTGCCAGACCCCATCGGGTTGAACGACTCCATGTAGGCCGCCATCAAGTCAAAGACCTTATTCCCTGCGTCTTTGCCACCGCTCAAAGCAATCTCAGTCAGAATGCGCCCGGTACTCACAATGACGTGATAGCCCAGAGGGTATGGGAACGAGAAGTAACGATCACCCACTGGAACCACAAAATTGCGTTCGCGGGTGAATTGCGGCGGTTCATCGTCGTCGTATCCGGCTGCCGCCATCATGAACGCCTGAATGACGCCAACCAGAAGCCCGCCAGCGATGATTTTCTTGCCTTTCGGCCCATTCAGCGTCTCAAGAATTCTTGCGGTGCCCTGGGCGTTTGCATTGAAGAATGCGTACAGCGCACCCAGCTGGGATGCCAGTTGCCCCTTTTTATTAAAGTTGACCGTCAGATTCTTGGCGATGATTGCTGCCTTGTCCGCTGAAAGCCCTGAATCAATAGCGACTTTGTATGCTGACAGCCGAATTGCGTTTTCCGTGGTTTCGTTGAAATCAGATAGCCATCCGAAGACCGGGGTTGCCACTGGGGATGCCGCCTTTCGAACCATTTCCATTGGAGCCTTTAGCCGTCCATCAATAGAGAAGAACCGTCCAAGCCCGTCATCCGCCCAAGATGAAGGATCCAGCATTCTCTGCAGCGCTCTCGCCCTGTCTTCGGATGTTCTAAAGCTGTCTCGATACCCGGTTTTGCCGCCATGCTCTTGGAAATCTTCCCAGAGCTTTGCCCATTCACCGGAGGATCGAGGCCGGCCTGCGCGGTCGGCGCGAAGATCCGCATAAATGCCAACAATAGCGGGGCCAACATGCGACAGGACGTCCTTTTCCTTTCCTGCAATAGCGGTGCTAGTCAGATTCAGCCATCCCCCAACCGTATCGCGGAAAATGTTAAACAGACCCCATACCGGATTGTATTGGGTATTCATCGCGGCGAATGTATGTGTAACCGTTCGGATCGCTGACAAGAATGAGCCTAGCTGATCGGCGTCAAGATTCTTTAGCGCTTCCACCATTCGAGCTGCCCGGGGATCTCCGGTATTGAAAAACACGAACCGATCTTTGCCATTGATTCGAACAGCCAGGACATTGTCTCGGTTGCGGAGCGCAGGGTTGATTCTGGACGCCACAAGGCCTGATTGTGGATCGATGTATCGAGAGGCAGGCTCCCGCATCAATCCATCTATCTCAGATGAATCCAGACCCATGCTTGCAAGCTCATTTCGTGTGCGTTTTGGCGCACGAATCGCTTCGGGATTGACCGGTAGCCAGAAGCTGGGGTTCTCGTTTTGGATCGCAAGCCCATATAGCGCAAGGGCGACCCGATTCTTTTCGGCTCGAACGATGGTCCGTTCGCGCTGCATCAGCATGTTGGCGAGAATATCAACAACCGGCTTATCTGAACCCATGGCGCGTTTGCTTGCTGGGCCTCTAATGTCAAATCCTGACCCGGTTCCGTTGCCTCGGTGCGAGATATCGGATTCTCCGCGCATCAGGGGGACATAGAACTTATAGGTCTCATCCCAAGCTGCGATGGTTTCTGGAACCTCAAGACCTGAATCGATCAGAATTTTCTTGGTGCCGCTGTTGATCTTGTCCACTAATCCGGCCAGCGCATCAAGATCCTTGCGTTTATCGCTGGGTAGGCTTTTAAGGTAATCCTGCGCGTCTTCCGTCAGGATCCCGGACCCGCCATCTTCCATGCGAGGGTTGATCTTGGCGATCTGCTCGTTGCGCTCTTGGGCATGCCGATTCCAAAGATAGGTCTCAAGCTCGTTCATCGAGACGCCTTTTTCTTGCATAGCCTTGACCAGCGGCTTGATTTCATTGGTCATGAAATCTTCCGTTTGTTTGGCTGCGCGACCGTGATAGAGCATTTCCTTCTGGTACGGACTCCACTCGTCCTCGATGTCTTTGATCGCCTGCTCGACGCGCTTGGTGTCGATCAGTTTGTCCTGCATCTTATAAATGAAGTTATCCAGCCGGGTTGCGCCTGGAGCTGTCCACGTTGCGGCAGGCTCATCTCCAAGTACGTTTTTGCGAGAGAATCGGGCTTCCGAACCGTTGCCGGATCTTTTGAATATAGAATCCCCAGCCATTGCAGAGCTTTTGCCCTGCGCTGCGCGATGAAGATTGCGAAGAAGGTATGCAAGGTCAGCATCACTGAGCTTTGAGCTTTCAATCAATCCTTTCGACTTCATCCAGTTTCGGATTGCACCAAGGATTTCTCTAAACAACTGCAGCGCTTTCCGGGGCAGCGACTGATAGGCCTTTGATCCCTGGGCGTGAGCTAGGAACTCATCTGCCAGATAAGAGAACCGTTGCGTTGGCTGCATGGTCCCTGCTTTCACCATATCGCTGGCGGTCTTAAAGTAAGAGTCCATGCTGAAACCAAGGCGTTTAGCCCAATCCCGAATCCCTGCCTCTCTCCCCAGCGCAAAGTAAAGCCGGGTGTACATTTTCAGAATGTCTCGCCCATAGAAAATGCGGCCACCAAGGTGTGTGCTTTCATGCAGGATTGATTCCTCTACATGAAGGGCGCTGGTATGCTTATCCGCTACAAGATAAATGGTGCCCTTATGCTGAACGGCTTCAATCGTGCCGAGTGCGCCTTCTTTGGCGGCCCGATCAAGTATCTCCTTTGGAAGATCCGACTCCGTTTCTACCGTCCGAAGATTCACACCGGGAGCTATCCCGAGCTTGTCCCAGATGACCCGCGCCATCTTGTCTACGACATTAAGACTCAGTCCGGTTGGATTTCCGCCCCCTACGTTGCGGATGAAGAGCGGCAGACCAGCCATGGCTTTGTCTCGCATGGCGGGAGTAATGACGAATCCGGGGTGCTTTAGGATGTCTTTGTCGGTTAGCTCTTCATACCAGGAATCATTTTCTGGTGATCGCGTATCGATCTCAACGCTTTCCAGTCGACCTCCGCCGAGCTTTTTCAAGACATCATTCGCCACTTGCGGAACAATCTGGTCGTAGAAGGATTTCATTCCTTCACCGCCGACCTTGAGATCAATGCCCGAAAGCTCATTCATATAGTTCTTGCCGAACGGCATGCTGGGGTCATATTTCCCTTGCACCTCAGTTTTCCGGCCTTCGCCATTGACGATCTTCTGGGCAACTTCCTTTCCAACATGATCTTCGAGCGCGTCTTCGCTAATTGCGTCACCAAGCAACTGGCCGCGCCCATGCACCTGAGCTGACAGCTTATAAGTGCCGTCATTGTTCTTTTTGTAGAGAATGGAATCGACCTGATTGCTCAGGTCAAAACGATCAGCCGCTTGTTCGCCGGTCACAAACGCAACCTTGTCGTATCCGCCTTCTGCCGCGTACCGGATGATGCGCTTCAGGGCGAGAGATACCCAGGCCTTGGTATCTTTGACAAAAGGAGCTTCCTCAACCTTTCCTGACTCTTGCTGTGCATTTTTTTTCGCCATTACCTCTTTTATGGCGATTGGCGCGTTGGGATCATTTTTAAGTGCGCGACTAACGTGCGCTTCTGCTTCCTCTTTTGTTTCGTAGACCATGATTGGGCGGCCTTCCCAAGAAACCTCGTAGCCTTTTACTTTCTCACCCTTAAAACCTTTCTTCCTGCCTTCCTGCGCCCAGTCTGACTGGATCTCCTCGACAAAGAGAACCTTGTTGCCGTCAGCATCAGTGCGGTCGTTGAAGCGGATGTGAGCAAGAACATTTGACTCTTTCCAATGCGCCGACTTGTAAGTGGTTGGCTTGACGCTGGACGCTTTCATTGCGGCATCATTTAGCTGGTCGTATTCAGCCAGCTCACCAGGGGTCATTGATTCAAGACCCCAACCTTCTCTACCAAGCCTTTTGGTCACGCGATCCGTGAACGCTTTCATTTTGTTGTCGGCGATTTCACGCTCCGATTTGGTTGGAAGCGTCAGCAAAAGCTCGCGGTAGTTCTTGCCTGCGCCATAAAACGACCATTGCTCGTATTTGGGCGTTCCATGCGTTCCCTCTTCAGCAATATCAGCAAGCCACTCGCGCATCTCTTTTACGGTAGGCACAAAACTAAGCCCCAGATCCGCTCCACCTAAATCTTTTTCATATTCCTCGCGAACGCGATCGTCAGACATTTCTTCGATCGGCATCCTTGTTACTTCACCAACCTGTATCCCGTTATCCTTCAGGAATGCGGTGATATCTGCTTTTGATAGGCGCTCTTTTCCTTTGAGGGTTAGGTAATCATCAAGTCCGGTCCATGCAATCTCTTCGTCCTTGATCCCGAGCTTGGCCTTGTTGCCCTGCAACCATGCGCGCCACTGAGTAGCGGGCTGCGTCTCGATCTTGGATGAATAAATACCGCGCTCCAGAGCGGAGAAGAAAACCTGGCTGCGGCTGAACATCGGCTGAGGACGATCGACGTGCTTCATGCGAATGAAATAGCCGCCATCCTTCTTCCATGTGTAAGGATCGATGGCCTTTGCTTCATCTTGCGAAAGATCACGCGCAATTACGCCTTCCAGCGTTTTGCCGCTTTTGGTCGTGTAAGTGATAGCTGGCGCATCGGTGACGTACCGATTGCCTTCTGCTTGACCCTTTGCTGCAGCCGGCTTAGTTTCAGACGCTACCTGATCCGCTACTGAGGACTGATCTTTGCCGACTCTTGCCGGCAGGCTCGCCTCCTCGATGCGATCGAAAAAGTCATTGATATCCTTGGCATTGCTGTAATCCCGATTGGATTGCTGGATCAGCTTTGCCTTTTCGGGATCTTCCTGCTTTTCAAGGACGACAATGTGGGTGTTGACGCTGGTCCCTGCGCGCTCGAAAACGGAGGATGGCAGCTGGATGTCGGCCACCATGAACAGATTTTCGGCCTGCCTTGCTACCTTTTCGCGGCGCCCCGTTGCAACAAGCTCTGTAACCCAGGATGGATCAACATGGGTTACACCATTAACGCCGGCCCTCCTGACAAGGAGTTGATCCCCATGCGTTCCCGTTACCTTGCCTTCCTGCATCCAGCTGTAGTTGGTTTTGATCGTGTCACCAACATAAACCGGACCCAGCGCTTTGGTATTCAGAACCGGAGCAACAGGGATTCGCGTCTCCTCATGGAAGAACTTTGAGAACTGCTTGTCTGATGCCGGGCCGGAAGGAATCAAGGCCACAATTCGGCCGCCATCCCGAAGATGCTGCGCCGCCTTTGCAAGGTGCTCGACCGCAGTCTTTCCGCCGCTCCCGAACGGGGGATTCATCACGATCCCGTCGTACTTGTTGACGATGTTGTGCTGCTCAAAGTTGGTATCGACGATCTTTCCATCGAATACCATGGCGAGCTTTGGAAGGAGCTGACGCGAAGGTTCAATCGCGGTGCGCTCCGTATTCTCAGGCATCCAGCGGGCAATCGCACCATGGCCGGCGCTTGGCTCAAGAACTTTGTCTCCCGGTTGCAGTTGCAGCCATTCCACCATCTTGAGGCCTAAAGGCTCTGGCGTTGCGAAGTAATCCGCCCCTTCCTGCGCCTTGGTCTTGCTGGTTTTTTTCTGGGTGCCGTAATAAAAAGCCTTGGCGCGATCCCATTCAGTGAGCGCCTCATTAGCCAGGCGATCGCGTTCTTTGCCGCCCTTGCCCTCGCCTTCCATGCCGGCGCGGTAATTGTCGGACTCCTCAAATGCCGCAATAAAGGCATCCTTGAGCGCTCTAGCCTGTTCGCCCATACCTAGATTTTCTGCGGCACTGGCGCGCTGTGCGATCGTGGTCGCAAACGCCCACTTTTCCCAGTTGGTGCCGGTATTGAGGTAGCGGAAAATGGCATCCGTAACCTGTCCGGTGCGGTAAATTCGGCCTTCCTGCTGGATCGAGGTGGTCGGCTGCGTGGGCTGGCCCAGGTTCAAAAGGACGCGCTGATGTTTGCCGGTCGTGTCGTGGAGACTGATTCCTTCCCTGGCTGCGGCAGTCTGGGCAAGAAAAACCTGCGGACCTGAATCATCAGACTGAAACTTTTCGACATTGGCGCGTCTCTGCTTCTTGGAGACATCGCCATTGAAAAGAAGAACATCTGGGAATTCGCGCTTGAACACCTCGATGGGGCTTGGCATTGAGGCAAAGTCGATCTTCAGCAAATCCTGAAACTCGGCATTGAATCGGTCTAGCGCCTCATTGAAAAGCGGGTCAGATCGTCGCTCCATCTTGAAGGGATGGAAACCGCCCCCTTTCTTGTAGTCATGGAACACCACCACCTTGCGACCCAGCGCCATGTGTTCCTTGACGTGCTTGATGACCTCGGTCGCCTTGATGGCTTCCAGAAGGTATCGACGGGAGAGGTAATCGAACTTGTCCGCGATTGCGTCCTCAAGCTCGCTTACCCCATTCGAGTTGCCGCCCGCATCCCTGACGCGCTCTGCTTCGTCATGGAACCATTCCAGCGCTTGATCGATGCGCGTACCAATCGCAGATTCCACCAAAATGAAGCGACGGTCATAGTCGGCCGCAACATCGAGCATTCTTCCTGAAAGGGATCCGCGCTTTTTGAGCCAGGTATTAAACTGGCGCTGCATCAATCCGCTATCGACTTTGGCATCCGGCTTGGTGAGTTTGTTGTAACGCATCCGATAGCCGAAATGCGTCATAAAGAAGCGGTCTTTGTTCTGCCCTGAGTTGTAGCCTCTGAACTCCTTGGATTCGTCAGGCTGCCCTTCGTTGTAGTCGAAGAGGTAACCGTTCGCCCAATCGACGGTCGGCTCATACGCAAACGGGGTTGCCGACAGGAACAGGGAGCGCGGACGATTTGCATTTTGCGAACCAGCGACATCCGCCTTGACTCTGTCTTTGGCTGTTTCCCACTTTGATCTTGCGGATTCCAGCTTGGGTTCAAGATCGGCCAGGATCTTTTGAAGATCGGGGATCATCGAATCCATCGTGTCCGAGTTCGACAGTTGCTTGCTAACGCTATCGATTCGGCTACTCAGATCCGCCATTTCGTCCCGCAGATCTTGATGCAGCATTTCAGCGCGGCGATAAACACCGTCCGGATGCTTGGTAATGGCGCGAAGGTTTTGAATAACGTGCGTTGGAGTGCCTGAGGCATCCTGCATGAGGTAATGCGCCTCGTCCGCTACGGTCAGATCCCAGTTGCGGCTGGCTAGAGCATCGTTTGCGCCAAAGTTGGCGTAGGTGGTGATCGTGATGCCTTTGCCAGCATCCTTGGTGTTGTCGAGCGGGTTGATTTCAAGGTTCAGGATGCGGCCTGACTTTACCCATGCGCGTATGATTTCGTTGTTAGGCGCAAGTATGAGGATGTTATTTTTTCCGCGACCACTAAATCGCTTGATGATGCCAAGACCTGTAAAGGTTTTCCCGGTGCCGGTGCCGTTGGTAAACAGCATTCCGTAACCATCAGGTGCGCTGAAGCGAGTTTCCGCCTTGAAAACGTCTTCCTGCTGCCCTGAAAGCAGGGTGGGTAATGCAGCACGAATCTCCTGAAGGCTGGATCCAGAGTGATTCTGCTTGTCGGCCTCTGTCTGCTTGGCCTGATCCCGCCTTACTTCAGATCGGCTTTGAGCAACCTTTGCAGTTTGGTTTGCTGTATCTGGCTCAATGGGTGATCCAGAGACGCCAAGAATACCGCCTCCGTCACTGACAGCACCTCCGGAAGCGCCGCCCTCAGCCACTGGTGCTCCTCGATATATTTTGAGATCGCTAGGTTCTCCAGAAGCAGCGGCTTCATGTCCAGATATGCTGATGCCACGGTCTCCCCGTGTATTTCCTTCAGTGCTCTGTATTCCTGATCTAGTTGCGCCAACATCTCGTCCGGACCCATGGCGAATATCTTCTTCGCCCAATCTGTTTGTAGATTCTGCGTCGCCGCTATCTCGTTCCAGATTGGAGTTGCTATTGAGGTCAGTGACATTTGTTTTACCCTGAGTGATTTCTGCAAGAGATTCTACGCTTCCGCTATCGATATCGGCCGACGACGTCATTTTTGACGCATCAATACCAGGGTAATAGCGGACACCTTCGTACCAAGACCTGAGATATGGCCTTACTGCATCACCCAAATCATTGATCATGGCCTTTGAGTAGGCCGCGAACGATCGAGCGCCTGCCTCGATATGATAGCCCGCAAGGGTGATGCCGGCCTGCATCATTTCCGGATCGAGTCCGGTGTTTAGTTGTCCCAGTTTCTTTTTGAGCAGTTCACGGGCTTTATCAGCAGCATCGGAAGTAAACACCTTGTTGGAGGTTCCGTAGGTTGCTCCTGGTGTCGTCAATCGGCCAATACGGGTCGCAGGCTCTGAAAACACATCCGCCTGACGGTTATCCTGATCAAAAAGACCGCCAGATACTTCCTGTCCGGTCGCATTGCGCTGGCGGGCCTTTTCCTTCGCGTAGGCATCTACCGCCTCTTTTTCGGAGCGCTGCTGGTCTTCTTTGGTAGGTGCGCCAAAAAGGTCACCTTCAACTGGCGCGAGATCGCCACCAAAATCCGGCTCTCCGTTGTGGATCCTGTATCGAGAACCATCCTTTCTTTCAAACAAAGGTTCGCCGGCCGCGTTTACTCCAACATTATCGTCTTCGCTTGGCGTGACAATTTCGCGGTTTTTAAGGAGATCTTCAGCCGCCTTACGAACCAGCGGGAAATACGCGCCTTCTTTTCGTGATGCTGCCCTTGCAGCATTTTCAAGGATGTCTGTCGCTCTTTTTTCGCCAAACCGTTTCCGAACCTGATCAACCAGGTTTTCGACCTCTGCAGTATCAAGATCGTCCGCAATCTCTTCCGGCGATAAGCCAGCCCTATAGGCCAGCACCTTCTGGAAATATGCTTTTGAGATGGGAGCTGACTGGCCTGATATTTCCCAGGATGAGGCGTACTCTTCCCACAGCTGGTCGGCGGTTTTGCCGCTTGGATTTTTGGCCTCATAATCAAGGACATCATTAGCGCCTTGTAGCCAAGTTTTGACAAGCTCGCTCTCGGCTACATTCTTTCCTCGAAGATCCGCAGCTCCACGCGGAGTCAGTATGCCTTCCGGCAGTTTGCTTAATTCCTTCTCGGCCTGCTTGATCTCTTTTTCGATTTCGCGACGATTAAACGCCGTCTTTGTTTTCGTCAGACGCCCGCGCAGGAAAGCAAGCTGATGGACCAAATCCGCTCGACGCTGTTCTTGTTCCGGCGTAGCAAATGAGGCTTTGCGTTCTTTCCGGGCTGCGCGGCGCTGCTTGAGCGGCGCTAGGGCTTTTGTTCCTCCTTGGCCTTCCTGTTCTCCTCCTTGAATTTCGCCAGCGTCTCCTTGTCCTTCTCGTCCATTTTCTTCCTGCCCAGCATTGCCTTCAGAAGGCTTGCCCCCTCTGGGGTGTTCCAGTGTTTCGTCTTGCTTTTGTCCACGACGGCTCCTTATTCTTGCGAGGACATCTTCGCGTGTCGCCTGCTGGCGCTCGCCAAAAAGATCCTCAGCGGGATTATTTGCTTCTTCGTATGCAAAATCGGCGGCTTCTGACAGCGCCTCAATCGCCATCTTATTGCTTCGCGGGTTTTCAGCAAATAGCGCAATAATCTCAGCCGTACCAGGATCTTCAAGCATGTCGATTTGCCCTGCAATCATCGACATGCTCATTTCCTTGCGGCGTCCATTCACGATCGCAATGGCGGCTTGCGCCACAATATCGCTTATATCTAGCTTGCCCGCACCTTCAAGTCGCGCCATTTTTGGGGACACCCGCGCCAGCGCAGAAATAACCAACTTGGCTTCAGGGTCTGCTGTCTGCGAGAAAAGACGAACCAGCTCGTCGTTTCGATAGGCCTTATAGAAGATTGCCGACTTGAGTCGATCGTAAGCGTTGCGGTTTGGGGATCCATCCGTATCCAGCAATCCGCCCTGTTCGTTTTCCGGCATCGTGCGAACAAACTGCTTTACGGTCTGCTCGTTGATTTCCCCGTCATCCGTAAAATCAAGGCCGCCCAGGTCAATTCGGTGTGAATCGTTCCTGGCTTTTTCAAGGGGGGACTGTTCAAGACCGCTGCCGATATTGGATTCATCTCCAATGTCTCTGGTGATTTCGGCTTCCGGCATGACGCGAACCAGAATTGGCTTTGCCAATTTGCCAATCACGGCAGGACTGATCCCGTGCCTATACTCGTCGTCAAACATCCCTTGAACATAATTAAACGCAGATCCCTGCTTGTGGGCTTTCTGCAAACCTGCAATACGGCCATTTCCCGCAACAGCTTTTGATTTTTCTGCGGGAGGGCTGTCGTATTCGGGGTTTGGTGTTCCGTCCGCATTGTGCGATGCCACCAGTTTTGAAGCTTCAACCACCGCATAACGAAAAGGAATTTCGCGGTTTTTCGCGGTGACGGCAATATCTTCTCTGCCCAGCTGTTCTGCGGGGATATTTCCCCCGACAACAACGGGAGCGCCGCTGGCAAAATCATTTCCAGGGGCCAGCTTCAGGTAATGCGGATTTGCCGCAATCGACTGCATTTGCTGAATCGATGCCGGGTTTGAGCGATCCCGATTTTGAATGATTGGCGCCTCAGCTGATTTGCGCTGCTTCCTCGCTTCGCGCCGCTCTTTCAGTGAAGATCCACTGTCTCCACCAGTCCCAGCGTTCCCGGTTTCAGAGGATACCTGTCCAGAAACTCCAGAAGTTCCAGCGCCAGCCTCTCCTCCAGAAGACTTCGATACGCCGCTTCCAGCATTTCCATCGGGATTATTGGCATCTAGGTAAGCCTCCGGTACGAATTCGCCTTTGTTGACTTGATCAACCAAGCTCCTCAGTCGTTGAGCCTCGACCGCATTGCCAAGCGCGTCTTGCGCTTCAGCCTGTTTGAGAAGAGACTCAGCTTCTGGTTTTAGTCCATGATGTCCTTTTTGCTGGGCTTCTTGCCCGGACCCTTGTTCAGTTCCTTGGGCAACTTGTTGTCCACTACCCGGGATGACTTGACCGGTGCCTGTTTCATTGCCGGACGCGGCGGAAGTTTGCAATTCATCTTGATACTCCTGTTGGCTGGATTGCGCGGATAACTGGTCGAATGCCTCGATGGCGTCGGCCATGGTTTGATGAGTGCTGACCGGCGTACCGCTTCCATCAAGGATCGCGATACCGCCCGGCCCACGCTGCATCGAAAACGGACCTACCGGGGCTTTTTGCGTAAGATCCCGGTTTTCTTGTCCGCTTGGTTGAACTCCCGCGCCACCTTCGCCGGTGGGCAGGCTTTGTACTTGGCTCCGTGGCTGCAAGCCGCCATCAGTCGAGCCTGTTTCGGTGTTTTGCTGGGCACCTGATGTCTCCTTGATTCGATTTGCAAGCTGGTCGATGAAACCGAAACGGCCGGCTTTTATTTCGCCCAGGAAAGATTGCAAGACGTTTGTACCGAGCCTTTTGCCGATTGGCGACCAGGCAAAGATTTCTGTGTTCAGCTTTCCTTTGTTTGCCCTGTCGCGGAGAACTTCAAGCTCAAACAGGGCGTCCGACGCGGATAGCGGCTCATCATTTTCATTCAGAGGATCCGGGTTGGTGATGCTGTAAGCCGCTAGATTGAGCGCTGATGTTCCACCTAGCAGCTGCCCTTCTTGCTCTTGCCCATTTTTGGCTTCGGCATTTTGTTGGCCGCCGGAAGAACCGGTGACTTGCTTCGTTTCGAGATCTTGTCCTGCTGCGGGGACAACATTCCCCGTATTGCTGACATCGGTACTTTCGGCATAAGGGACTCCATTGGTTTCGATATGTCCAAGATATTTGGATGCTCTTCGTTCTGCCAAGATCTGACGGGCTGCCTTACCCCGGGCAAGGCCGCTGTCATCGATATTGGTCTGGTTGCTGACGATTTCCCGGTATTCGGGATCATTCCGCAATTCACCAAGCGGGGTACGGATTGTGGTGTCGTAAACATCCCGGGCCGCATGCGTTTCACGCACGGGCTTGAATGCGTCCGCAAACGGCTGGTCGTATCTGGCATCGCTTTCACGCAGTTTGCGGTTGACCGCTGACGCGGCTCCAGGCGCACCCAGCATCGCGGTCTGCATGACCGTCTGGTAGAGCGTGTCCTTCATCTGATCCAGCAGCTCTTTTGCTGTGGAGTCTGGATTGAGACCGATCGCCTTTGATTTATCGATCCGCCATTCACCAATGGTGGTCAGCTCTTCGCCGGCAATTTGCTCGCTGAGGGTCTTGAGGAACAGCTTTTCTACGTTCTGGACATTGCCGCCGGCCGAGTTCTTGATCATGTCGATCTGATCTCTGAACCCGAGCTTTTCCCCGATGTACTCCATTGCGCCAAACGCAACCGCCCTCGACAGGGCTTGTGACTTTGTCAGTCCACGCTCTACGCCGTTGCTGTATTCATCGCCAGCGACCTGCGTACTCATCATCATCAGGGGGACAACTTCGCCGCCCTTCAAAAGACCTACAGCCAATCCGGGTGCATTCGATATGGTCGACGCAATCGCTCCCTCGAAGGCTCTGGTGAACTTGTCAGGACTCTGCCCCATTTCGTTTTGGCGCATGCCCAATTTCTGCCGAGCGGCGGTTTGTGCTCGTCCATAGGCCGCTGCGCCCGGTACGCCCATCATCTCGCCTGCATCGGCAATCATTTTGTGCATGCCGGCCGCTTGCCCTTGCAGCAGGTCTACCCCCTGAATGGCTCCGCGTCTGATCGGACTTGCGTTCCAGTTCTTTTCAGCAGCGTTGACCAGGCGATCCCCAAACGACTGATCTTGCGGTTGTGCTTGTTCCGGAATATCGCGTCCGTTTAGTTCGGCAGCTCGCTCAAAATTGAAGTCGGTCGACTTGGCTTGGCCGAATATGGGGCGTGACCCAAACCGAACTTCCCGATCTGCCATGGTTTTAGCAGCCAAAGGCTCCATGCCATTAAGTCGGTTTCTGGCCTCAACGTCTTCCCTTCTGCCACTGAGGGACTGAAGTTCCGGCACCGATCCATACAGGTTATTTGAAGCCTGGTACTTCTTATCAATGAATCGAGCAACAGCCCCAGCTTGCCCGGGGGCTGACATGAGCCGCTGCCGATCATCGGGCGTGGCTGCCTCATAGATATTTTTGACGCGCTCAACGTATCCGGGAGCCAGCGTCATATTCAGCGACTTTTCCATCTCCTGATAATCAGGATCGAATGTCGGGACGTTTTGCGGGACCGGGGGATGCAGCTGCTTGACGCCGGGACCACTGAGATCGATATTTCGAACTGCAGATAACCCTTGCTTGACCCGATCCATAGCCGATGGACTTGTGGGTGCGGCAGGAACTGGGGCGGGAGCAGCGGGCTTCTCTGGTTCCCATGCAGCAATTTCCGGTGTCATCGGAATGCCGTAATCGAGAATGCTCTTTTTTGCCGCAGGCTCATTAGCGTCTGCGCCTTGATTTTCAAGCCGAGACCGCAAGCGAATGATGTCGCTTTTGTAGTTCGGGTCTATCTTGTCTTCGTAGGCGGAGTAACGTCCTGTGCTTTTGTATGAGCGCACATTGTCAGGTCCGGCATGGTAGGCCCATGCGGCGTCATACCAATCACCCCCGAGGCTTTCCTTGTTTTGTCGAAGCAGAGCGGCCATTGCAGAGAGCTGCACGTTTGGGTCGAGATTGACTCGTCCGTTTTGCCAGATCGGGATACCTGTGGACTCTGCGATACTTTTAGCCGTTGATTCGCGAAACTGCCCAAGACCCCAGGCTCTTTTCCCGCTTTCATCGGCGGGGCTGACGCTGTCCGGATTTCCTGAAGACTCCTTGGCTATAACCGCATGAATAAGCCCCTGCGGAATGCCTTCATTGTTCTCGATCTGAGAAACCTTGGACCTGAACTCTGGGTCACCAAGCAAACCACTGCTCAGACGCGAAGCGCGAGCGCGTTGCGGCGTAGGCGTTGAGCGCGATCCGCCCGCAATCGCTTTTTCTTCGTCATTCAGAGTAAGGTCGACTTCATTACCATCAAGGTCGTAAACAGCCATCGAGTTCTCGCTATTTAGGTGCTTGGTTTTGGGGTTCTTGCGGCGCAGCGCCTACGGGATACATGCGGTTCTGGTAGACGTAGACCGTCGTCGGAACCCCATTGATCGGTTTAACTGTACGGGTTCCCCTGGACACGACGGTTTGTGCCGCCGCCTGTGGCAGCTCTGGCGTCATTGACATCATGTCTTGCACGTCACCCAGCATCTGTGAGCGCTGCTTTCCGGCCGCCGGATCGGTATCAATCTTGGGAGGAAGTCCGCCTTGCGATTTGTTCCCGTAACCTTGACTTTCCATCCATTGCTCGGCTTTCGCGGGATCAAAATAATGCGGCCCCGCTGATCCGTTCTTAGCTTTCTTAGAGTTGCGGTTTGCCATGCGCTCCTGCGTCAGCGCATCCTGCGAATCGATCTGGGCGTTCTTAAGCTCAAGCTCGGCCTCCTTAATCTTCCGATCAAGTTCTGCCTTGTTGTCCCAGCCGCCATACTCTTTGAGCTTGATGAGCGCTTCGTACTTTTGCCTTGCCTGCTGATACCCTTCGGTCTCCGTCTGAGCCAGAGTTTTCCTCTGTTGCAGTTGTTCGGTCCTGATCTCTTCCTGGGTTTTTGCGACACGCGCTTCATCCAGTGCGGAAATCGGCTTGGTGTCGTACATCCCCGATTTACCCTTGGCATACCGCACAAATGCGTCATAGCTGCCCGGGTTTTCATGGATCTGACGATTCAAGTTCATGGCCGCCAAAGACGTGTTAATCATCTGTTCGTCAGTGAGAAAGGCAACGGGATCACGCGGATCGCTGCTGCCGTAAAGGGTGTACGGGCGAGGCGATGTCTCAACGTATCTGCCTTCGTCGTCAGCCCCTTTCAGCACAATCTTCGGGTTGTATTTGCGTTGTTGGTCCTTGGGGTCAACATAGGTATCGAACCCGACGACCTCTTTGGTTGCGACGCGAAAAGGTTTACCGCTGTCATCACGGCTAACCCCTCCGATATCCCGCTGAACAAAATTGTTCACGAATGGGGCAAACGTCTTTAAGGCTTCCGGGTCATTGATATCGCGACGCCCCGACATGATGTCGTTACCCATTGACTGGATTTGCTGCGCGAGACCCGGCTGTGCAAAGGAAGAAGGATCGATTCCGATCGATTTGAGGGATTCAAAATCACGCTCGTTAAACGGCCTGAACCCTGGGCGAGATGGATCAGTTTCGGTGAGGATCCTTTCTACCTCAGGCCATTGCTGCATGCGCTTGGATCGATCAAGCTCTTCACGTTTTTGTGCAAGCTCAAGATCCTGTGAAGCAGCTTGCTGCTCTTTGAATCTGGCGTCAGCCTCGTTCTGAGCCGCTGATGCGTCCCAATACCGCTTTCTGTAAGCCAGTTCATTAGCGTCATTTCTTCGCTTGTCTGCGGAATCAACCAACTTGTTGACTGCTTCAAGACCAGTGACCAGCCCATTGGCAAATCCTTCAGCTGCAAAACCATTCATTGACATGGATCTCCGGGAGACTAATTGCTATTGCAGCGCAGCTTGTAAATTGCGCCAACGTCCACGATTTGAAGGTAAAAAAAGACCCGCACTTGGCGGGCCGTTAAGGAAAACCGATCCAGAGGCTTTCATGTATGAATGCCTCTTCGACTGTTTTGATGTGTTCCGTTATTTGCTGGGATGCAAAATGTCCAAGATATTCGATGCACTCCTCGACATGCTGAGGATCTAGCGCAAGATGAGCGGCGGCCGTGCGCGGCAGGACAATTCGGAATGCTTCCTTGGAGGCTTCGCTCATCCCCACCAGAGCGCTTTCCATGTAAGCCCTGTAAACCCCAAGGTGAAGTGGTGTTTCCTTTGCCCAGCGCATGAGGCTGCACATTTCAGGGCACGGAATATATCGATACAAGAAAGTGGGGAACTGATCGCCGTAGTAATCCTCAAGATCCTTGAGGTAAAGATCGCTGTGACCTTTTTCTTCTGCAGCCGCCCGGGTCCAGAATGCTCGATCAAGCTCGGGTAGGCGCCGGTCGATTACCGATTGAATGAGCTGATCCGTGTGGCAAATCCGGTAGTACCCCGCCAAAAGAACTTCATCTATGGGTTTATCCTTTTTGGGGATTCTGGCAAAGGACTCAGCCAGCTGGGTCGCAATCAAAACGCCATAATCATTGCACCAAGACTTGAAAGCGCAGTCGAGGCCCCACCAGCAATAGCAGTTCCTGCAAGAGACGCTCCTCCAGAAATGGTCCCAGCAGCTCCTGTTAGCGTTGTTCCAAGGCCGGTCAATCCTACGGCATTTGCCAGTGTTCCAGCCGTTGCAAGAGGTGATGCAAGCGTCCCGCCAATAGCTCCACCGATCCCACCTCCAACCCCACCGGCAAGCCCGCCAGCCGCCATACCGGAGCTAAAGCCCTCGATAGCGCCACCAATCGTACCCAGCCCACCCGTTGGGGCAGAGCCTGAGACAGCTTCCGTTGCTTGGCTTGCGGTATTTACTGCTTGGCTTGCGGTATTGGCTGTTTGCCCTGCAGTGTTGGCAATGTTGGTTGCATTTCCAGCATTTGTTGTCACCGCACTGGTGGCAACAGACGGATCCATGGCTTTCGCAACATCAGCAGCTGCAGATAAGTTTCCACCAGGCATCTCGCCACTAAACATTGCATCGCCGGTCGTTGGAGTACCAGGGGTGACTGGCGCCGTAAGAGGCTTTGCCGCCATGTCTTCGGCGACCGTTGTTGTGCCGCCGGGTGCCGTTGGTGTCGGCGCTGGAGTTGGCGTTAATGCACTTACAACATCCTTGCTCATCCCAAGTTTCTCAGCGCCCTTACCAAGTAAACCGGACTCATAGGCCATATAGCCCATGCCAAGCCCCTGCCCTGCAGCATTGAGCTTTCCGGCTTTTTCGGCGGCACTCAGCTTTCTGTTCGCATTTGCAATTTCTGCAGCATTTTTAGCCACCTGACCAAATGCGGCATTTGCCTGTTTGCGGTAGGTGATACCAGTATCGATTAGTCCTGCCATGGCTATTTCCTGATTGATCGATTGGCGACTGATAACCCGCCATTCATAACGCCATTTATCCGATCCCAAACATTATTTCTGGCATCGTTTGATTCGCCCACCAGCGCCGATGTTTTGGCCATTTCCAGTCCGTGATTTGCGGCCGATTGCTCATCAGGCGTCATGGAGACGCCCCTTCGGGCAAGATCGCGGCTCATGGAACCAGACTGAGTGTTGAACGCTTGATTGACAGAGTTCTGCGCCATTTGTGGCTCAGTAAGAAACTGACCTTGGTTTGTGCCTTCACTGATCAGCTGTTTTTCAATCGGCATGAACCGTTTTTTGTAATCCCGCCATTGCTCTCTTGCCAGCAGCGCAAAAGGAATTGACGCTTCATAGTTTTGAGTTGATCCGCCACCACCACCCATGACTACATCCCTCCGTATTTACGGGCATAGGTTCCAAGACCAAGCCCTGCCGCCGTCCCAATCCCGGACCCCAGCGCCATGCTTTCCTTGGCATTCATGTCGGCATTGGTGATTGCTCTGTCGCGGGCCATGCCGGCAACATCAGACATGTTCGCGATGGATTCGCCTGCTTGGTTGTTACCCATTGCAACAACGCCTTCAAGGCCTTTTAGGTATTCATTCTTTTGACCGGTCCGTGCCGTAATGTCCGCATCAGCGACCCCTGCCGCTACCCGATTATTCATGTCGGCTACTTTCATTTTGTAGGCGCCGCTGTTCGGGTTTAATCCGGACACTGCCATTTGTTCCTGGGCGTTTTGGATTAAAGGATCCGCCTGAGATCTCACTCCAGATACCGCGAGGCCGGCTGTTTGGTCTGCTGCTTCTGGAGTTCCCATCCACTTCACGTTCTCGATGTAGCGATTCTCAATCGGGACAATGTCTTTCTTGTAATGCTTCCAGCGCTCTTGCCCGATTTGGGCCATCATCTGATCCCAGGGGGACTCGTGAAGCTGGGTGTGTTCTGCGGGTGCCATGGCTAAAGCTCCATGTCGTAAATGGTGTAGGTCTTTTTCCAGCCGTTATGCTCAACCGGGCCTTTGGCGTGGCGATAAAACCTTAGTACGTCAAACTGTTGATCCCTGGCAATCTCCACGATTTGATCTTGATACTCGTCGATCAGATCGCCCTTTTTCTTTCCCCAGGCCAGCCAAACCAGAAGAATCTTTTCGCCGGAATAGTCATCCACGATCGGCTTGAAAATGACGAAACCGTCATCACAAATCCATAAATGGGCGTTGCCGTTGACGCATTCGGCGTAAGCGTCTTCAAGGCGCCATGTACCGCCTCTGAGTTTTTTGACTTCCTCTAGACCCTCACGGATCCAAGGCCAGCAGGAACGAATATAGGCAGGCTTTAGTCTCATTACATCCAACCCGGAGGGATAGGAAACGCTTCGTTGTAATCGCCAGAGAGCGGCCAGTCCCGAAGATCCTGACGGTAATCGAGAAGCTGGTTGTACTGTTCGTCTGAAAGCGAGGTGGGTCTACCCTGTCGCAACTGATCCTCTTGCCTCCGGCACATCCAATCGGTGTTATCGAGGAACCTCTTGCGCTGCGCCTTGCGCTGATCGGGTGTCCCAAGAATGACTCTAGGTGGCATTGAACTTCACCTCGACAAGTTGGTATGGGAACGCATCGATCAGAAGGGTGTAAGCGCCAGGAAGGCCGACAGCGACTGAAACATCTCCAGCAGCACCAGACCATGAATCTGATGCAGGACCAAAGAGATCCACCTTAACTGAGGCGGGGATTCCAGAGACAGTGATGGCTGTTACCCCATCAGCGGGGATAGATGTGCCTGATACCGTCGGAGTCCATTTTGGGCGGTCGACAACTTCTTGATTTGAGACGTATTGCTTGTCATAAGAAACTTCAAGATCGTCCGCGACTTCAATTCGTTCAAACGCCCTTGGATCCCCAGGAATAACAAATGGAGGAATCGGCAGTATCTCTTCGATATTGGGGTGGGTTAACACCCTGCCAATGAAACCAGTATTGTCGTAGTCAACTAATTTCATGTTTACCTCATTAAGGCAATGCAGACCACCGATACGCTCCACTGATACAAATGACCTGCACCTCCCCCGTCGTATGTGTAGGCTTCAAAACCATAGTACCCACCACCAAGCCCGCCAAGCCATGCGTTTTGGACAATCCCTTGACCCCAGCCCTCGTGAATTGAATTGCCACCGTTTGCAATTTCCCAGCCGTTAAACTTCAAAACAAAGTTGGCTTGGACTGGGTGAACGCCGCCAGACTCACTCACCCCCGCGATCCCTAAAAGAAATACGCCCTGCGTACCGTTCGGCAAATTGATCCACCCATTGGTGTAACCACCGCCGGATGAAGCAAAGGCCATTGTAGTGACGGCGTTCCCTGCGACCCTTAACGTGTCGATCTGCGCTTGTCCGATCTTTGCAGCACTGATTGCTGCATCTGCAATCTTGGCATTGTTGATTGCTGCGTCTGCAATTTTTGCTGAATCGATGGATGCGTTGATGATGAACGCAGTATCGATATAGACATTTCCCCCACTGACAATAAATGGGATGCGGTCGCCGGTACTTGGATCGCCGACCGCAAATTTGTCTGCACGAACATAAAACGCAGATCCGCTGGGCTGGTTGTAAAGGCCGAATCCAACGACGCGACCGTTGACATCGAGCTTGACGGAATACTGTGCCGTCAGACCATTGTTGACCGTCTGAAGCACCTCAATGGAAGCCGTGTTTCCATTTGTTTTATTGCTGATTTGCTGAATACTTTGCCCTTGGGTGGCTGTGGTGGTATTCAGAATATTGATCTGGCTTGAGTTGCCGTCGACTTGTGTCTTGAGACCTGACCACCACTGAGCGCCTGTCGGAGTGGTGGACATCAGCATGGCGATGTTGCTTTTGGAATTCGCAGTATCCGTACTCAGTCCTGCCCACCAAGATGCCCCGGTCGGTGTCGAAGACATAAGCATCGACACGTTGCTTGTCGACGCATCTGCCTGAGATTTGAGTCCAGTCCACCATAGCGCCCCGTCTGGGGTAGTGGACATGAGCATCGCCACGCTATTTTTTGTGTTGTCGACATCTGTGCTAAGTCCTGTCCACCACAGGGCATCGGTCGGCGTGGCCGACATCAGCATGGAAACTTTGCTTTCTGCGGTCCCTAGCCGACTACCAAGGGACGTGATCTGAGTGGCTTGGCCTGCCGTCACCGTTTGGAGCGTAACAATCGCAGAACCATTCGCGTCAATAGCGGTTTGGAGCTGGGCATCAGCCGCAGCCATAAGGTTTTCGACCGTTTCTTGTGCTGTATCTAGTCTTGCCTGAATTGATCCGGGCAATGTGGGAGGCCCATCGATCAGATTGATCTTGTCGCCAAGAAATTGCCAAAAGGGGTCGTCCCGTATTCTGTCTTGAGCCTCGTCGACAATTCGTGAAATGTCTCCCGGCTGCAGGAAATCAGAACTCAGCGCAGTCCGCATATCCCCAAGGAGGACGTACTTAAAGCTGTCCCCACCAATACGGCCAACCTCATTGCGGAGGTCTTGAAGGAATCCTCGAAGCTCCGGGTCTAGCCTTGACGGTACTTGTCTTAAACCCATCAGACCTCCTTGAGTTCTGCTATCGTACCGGCGACAGCAACCATGCGGATCCTTTGGTTCCCGGTCAGCGTAATTGCGTAATCTCTGGCTCTATATCCTGCAGGTAGGCGAAAAGGATTCCCGTCAGTTACCGTTTGGGTGTGTTTGAGGACGCTGTCTGCATAGAGCTTAAATGTGACGGTCCCATCTGCGACGACCTGAGCTGCCCCCATGTTGGTCGGGAACGGGGCTTGGAATGTCTTGGATGTCCAGGTGACCGAAAGGTTTGTGGTGCCTCGATCCCATTGGTAGATAACCCCGTCGTACCCCAAGAAATAAAGGGTGTCTGTGGTGAGATCGTTATAAAACGCAACAGGCTGCACGGGGACGTCGATCTCGACAAAATCCCCCGACGAAGGATTCAGAATGAAACCGGATCTTGAAGCGCCAAACCCGTGAGTTCCAAAGTATTTTCCTTCGTAGAAACTTCCGACGATTGTGCTTGGCCCATAGTTCTGCCATTGCTCGCGAGAGAAAACTCCGGCGGTCGCTACCTGCGGATCGTTCTGCCTAATGGCGATCAACCCATCTGGGGAAGCAAATAGACCGTAGTCTCCCATGTCCACGATGGACTGAGCGTTGGTGCAGGACTGCGGAATTTCGAGCTTAACGACCGCCCAAGATGCAGGATCTGTCCCGATCAAAAGCGAAGGATTACCTTCGGTGAGAACAACGACACCGGCTGCGGTACACACAAGCCCGACGACGTTCTGATCCACTTGGACGCGATTCTCATAGGGGTAGGCATAGGGGAGGTATGGCTTTGAACCGAGGATCGTTTTCCCTGAGAACCCAATAATGCAGCCCCCAGGCATCATCTTAATGCCCTTCATGCCGTCAGGCGGTGCGTACCAACCTTCCGTCGTCAGAATCTCACCAAGATCCCCGTCGAGTTTAGTGTCCGTATACGACTGGGTGCCGTATGCCAGTTCGTCGACATACCGCCAATTTCCTGTGCTATCCGTTCGGTACAGCCTCATGTGGGTAATCCAATAGTCATTGGCCCCGTTTAGAGTTTCCGTAGGGAAGGAAGAGAAAACGACAGACGTGTCAGGCGTAATGGAAATGATCGTTGTGGGATCCGATGGTGATCCTTCTTCCCCGTAGCCGTTGACCCAGGTGACGAGGTATGAGCGGTCTCGTTTGGACGACGCAACGTCCGTTTTGATCCAAGCATCGCTACCTGTTTCCGGAATGGTGTAGACGACATACTTGGATCCGTCCCATCCGATCGAGACATTGCCTTCTGTCCCTGATCCCGTAAAAGGATTAGCAGCGGCTGAAACTCGGACGACAATCTGCTTGCCTCGGCCTTTAAGGGTGTCTTCCGTCGTGTTGTTTACTTCCGTTCCGATCAGATCAAAACTGTTTGCATCAACGTAGTCGACCTCATAGATCGTATTGATTGCTATGTTGACATTGCCGCTACCGCTACCTGACCAGTAAAGAGCGACTTTGTCGCCGGCGCTAAACCCGTGGTTTTGGGAGTAGATCCTGACCGGCTGATAAACCCCTTTGACGTTAGCTGGGCGGACCGCTTTACCAAAGGGCGCTTGTTTGAGGCGAAGACTTTTTACTCGAAAAGAACTGGTCGAGCCGGATGGAATCTCGACTTCATAGGCGGTTGCATCGATGCCTGGGTAATCGAGGATAACGTAGTCGCCATTCTTCAGGCCGTGATCCGCAGTGCAGTAAATGACCGGGTTAATGCTGTTGGCTGAACTGGTTCCAGAATAGAGAGTAATCGAAGTGATTGTCCCTTGCCCTGCTTGGTTGTAGCTTGGGTTTTCTGGAGTCGATGGAACAGGAAGCCCGACGCGGCGTGAACCTGAAGGGGAGCCGTAACCCCCACCGATCAAAGACGAGTCGGTAACCTTCGGGTAGCTCCCATCCCCGGTGTAATACAGTCTGTGATTGACGTCGTCTGCAACAGGAGCGCGAACTGCATTGACCTCTGTGTCCCAGCGGACCCAGCGCGAAGAGTGCTTGAAGATCGTGTGTGTCCCGGTTGCAGGAGATCCTGTGTTGGTATTTGAAAGAGGCGCACGGAATGGAACCAAGTCGCCTGACTGAATGAGGCAGTTCTTTGCTTCGGTTGCCTGCGAATCATCGAGGCGCTGTGCCGCCGTTACGCTTACTTTACCTTGGAAACCTGGGACGGTTAAAAGCATTAGTCCGTTCCTCCGACAGGCTCATCAGAGACTTCGTCAATTTGCTTGGGTGCGACCTGTGGCCCGACTTCGTCATGCACTGCATTGATGATCGAGTTCACATTCTCCCAAGGCTGCTTGGCGAGATACCCCATCACAAGGTTCAAGGTCTGGATGGTGAGTTCGACTTTTTGCATGTTTCTTCTCTTAGTGCATCAATTGAATTTGACGATTTCAGGCGTTGATGGTGGCAGCCAATTCAAACAGCGCGTCAAGGTCGGATTCCGACCAGTTCAGTTTCTGGGCGACCGCCTGAAGCGTTGGAGAATCTCTTCGGAACTGTGAGGCCTTGTCCCATACCACCTTGATCATGGGGTCCGTGGCGGGGTCATTCAGAAGCGCCTGCACCGCATCCATCTTTCCGGTCTGAATCAGGGCCACGTTGCCCTGTAGGGGCGATACGACGGTTGGGATGGTAGAGGGAGGTGGCGTCCATTCCGGAAGCTCAGGTGGCTGAGCGTTCGGGAAGTCGGCGCGGGTAAACCCAAACTTCTCGATCACGCTGTTATCTTCCAGCGCAACAAAGCGACGGTTGATGTCATCCCGAACGATGAGCCAAAGGCTTCCTTCGAGAAGCTTCATGAATTCCGCGTGTTCCACGGTGCCCTCCAAGGCGTCGAGATCTTCTCGGGAGTTAATGATGGTGGTGCCCAAGTTCATAGTTGTTCTCCAAATGAATTAAGAGGTTATTGGTGTCAGCCCAGCGGGCGTGTCCCGCCCAGGCTGCTACGAATTTATTGAGTGCCTCATGGTCGCCATGCTCGATGGCGGCTCTGATCTTGCGCTTGGCGCGTATCACGGAGCTTTTCCGGAGCAGCTTGTGGGTAGCCCAGATTCGGTAGCCGAGGAAATTGATGCCTCGACTGACGGAAGCCGCCTGCCATTTGCTGATGGAGAGTCCCAGTTGCTCCTTGGAAAAGGCCTCAATCCGAAAAAAGGTTTCTCGAAGGTGATCCACGTCATGACCCAGGATGATGATGTCATCCATGTACCGCGCCCAATTCCGCTCCTTAAGGTCAAAGTGGATAAACCGATCCACTGCCCCGCCGTAGACGTTGGCAAAAAGCTGCGAGGTGAGGCTTCCAATCGGTAATCCCAGCCCTTCTGGCGGGATGATTTCCCGGAGAACGGACAGGGTTCGGTGGCAGCCGATCTTGCGTTCGATCATTGGGTGCAAGACTTCATGCCGGACGCTGGGAAAGAACCGCCTGAAGTCCGTCTTTAAAAAATGGGTTGCGCCGGTATGCCGAAGCCGCGCCTGAATGTGCTTTACACCCGCATGGGTTCCCTTGCCGGGTCTACAGGCAAAGGTGTAAGGGAGCAAAAGGTTCTCGAAGATCGGGCCAATGACGTTGCAGATCGCGTGCTGCACCAGTCGATCCTTGAATCCGAGCGCCGAGATATTCCGGGCTTTGGGTTCATAGATGGTGAATTCCCGATAAGGCCCGATCCGGTAACGACCTTCGAGCAGCTCCGCCTGGATTTCCCGAAGCCGCATTTCGTCATATTCCTTGAAGTTGAGATAACCCCAGGTCATGCGCTTGTTCTTGGTGGTTCTGGCGTAGGCCAGTCGAAGGTTGCTGTCGGATGCAATCCGTTCGATTAGGTGTTTGTGTCGGGTACCCATCAATGCTGGCCGCGTCTTTCCCGTCCTTGGTACTCGACGCTCTGCCAGACCCCGACGTGTATTCCCCGAAGGAGGATCTGACCGGCTGACCACATGTTGAAGTGGACGGCCTGCCGCACCTTGGTGACGGCAGAGCGGAAATCATGTGTCACAGGCGCACCGCAACCCGATGTTGTTGTTCGAGTTCGAGGCAGCGTTGTTCCAGTTCGACGAACGCGAACCGCAGTTCGCCCCGTTGTTCCAGTTGCCGCCAAAGATCGCCGCGTTATGTCCCGGTAGACCCCTGCTTTTTCTTCCGCTTTATCCACGTATGAAGCATGCCACCGACTTCGCTGACCAATCCTTGCGCGAATTCGAGTTGGCGATGACTCATACAGCGTTGGGCGTGAAGAAATCGCATCCAAAAGCGAAGATGCGCGAGTCCCGCATCTGCCGCATAAAGCTTTCCCACCTGATTGGATTTCCCGGCCTGAAAAAAGAGGTCCGGCTGTCCCATCAGGCAGTGAAGAAACATATCCCGTGCCACCCCATGCTTTCTTGGTACGGATTGCGCAATGGGGTAGAGGTAGGCAATGGCCCGTTCGTACTTTTCGACGATGGCCATTTGGTCGTAACACGCGATTGCCTCATCCGGTTGTGCTTCTTCGTTCATCCTGAACGGGCGCTTTCGCGCCCTTTAATCAAGTTGCAGGTGGTCACAGGCGCACCGCAACCCGATGCTGTTGGTCGAGTCCGAGGCAGCGAGGTACCAGGCCGACGAACGCGAACCGCAGTACGCCCCGGCGTTCCAGGGGCCGCCAAAGATCGCCGCGTTAGGCGCGCCGTAAGACTGACCGCGACCGCCGGTGTCGGATTGCCAAGCTCCCGCCGTGTTGTAAGCACCGCCGCGTTCTTGACCCCAGACCCACATGACACCTGTAGCCTGGATGATGCCGTGCTTTGAGGTGTAGGCGGCATTCAGAATGGTTGATCCCTGATCGGTACCGATAGAGGAGCCTTCCGTGGTTCCGTAGGTCGCCGCCATGAATTCCGACTGGAACAGGGGGCGCTTGCCGTAGGCGTGAGCGACTTCCTGAGCCTCGAAGAAGGTCAGGGAACCATAGGCCGTTGCCCCGTTGCCGCCGTAGAGCGTCGGGATCTTGGGTGGCGAAGAGCCATCGGCAATGGTCTTGTTATAGCTACTGGTGCCATTGGTGCCGGGATCGGTGTTGGTGAGATAGATATCGCACCAGAATCCACCGCCAATCAAGGCCATGCCGCGAGGATCGCCGCAGCGAGGGCGGAACTTCAGATCCCAAAAGCTGTAGGGGTTGATGGCGGGCGTGGTATCGCCCCCGGTCGTGCCGGTGGCATTACCGCCCGGTGCATAGTGGAAACCCCCGACCAGTCGCCCGTTGGTGACGGGAGGGCTGGCAAAGTTGGTGGTGGCCTGAAGGGTACCGTCTGGATTGGCCCATATGGCGTAATCCGTTCCCGCTGTAGCCGTCGGCATGGTCACTGCCGTTCCGGAAGCAATCGTCTTGGTGACGCCATTGACCTCCACATAGAGCGTCATGGCGGTAGAAACCGTAAAGGCTCCTGTCTTGCTCCAGGCCACCACGCCCTGAACCGCCTTTCGGAAGAGTCCGTAGATGGGCGTCTGCGGTGCAAAGGTCTGAACCGCCAGCTTGATCTGAGCCGGGGTCATACTCTTGAGTGCCGTCAGCGCTCCGGCGACGATTTCCGCATCGGAGGCGGCAGCCGTAGGGGTTTCGGCGCTATAGGCCTGGATTCCGGCGCGGGGAACGGTCACATTGACGACGGTTGCGCCGTCTTCCGGAACAAGGACGATGGCTCCGCCTGAGGCAGAATCAAGACGAGCTGGCATGGGTATCTCTCCTAGAGGCTTGCGCCGGTGGTGTAGATGGCGAACCGCACAAGGGTTGTCGCAGGAATTCGGAGTGTGGCGGTTGCGGCAATTTCAGTTGCGCTTCCGGCCACGTATTCTGTTGAGGCATTCAGGGTGGTATCTGCCGTGATGATTTTGGAGGTATACCCGCCGCCGATACTGCCCCAGCCACCTGACTTTTTGCCTTCAAAGTCATCGGTCTGGCTGTTGTAGCGAACGGAGCCTGCATTGCCGGATCGTTGCGCGGTCGTTCCAGCGGGGAGCTGCGCTGATCCTGTTGCAGAATCTTTTTCGACCTTGTAATCGTTTAAGTTTGAGAAATTGGCGTCGAGTTCGGTGTTGGTTAAGGGCGACCCCTTTGTGTTGCGTAAAACTAACGTAGCCATGATCGACGCCTCCGTCTGTTACACTGCGCTGAGGGTCAAGGTCCAGGTGATGGCAAGCGTATCGTCTGCCTGCTTGTTCACTACCGGAAAAACGGTACGGCAAAGCATGTCGCCGGCCGTTGAAGCATTGAAAATGCCCGCTTCCGTCACTGCACCAGTGGCGTCTCCAGCTTCGAACGAAGAGACATAGACGATCTTTTCGTTGTTGGTTCCTGAGATCGTCGTGCTGTCGATGATTTCGCGAACACCAAGGATGCTGACCAAATCCGTCTGACCAGCAGCGGTTGCCGTCGTACCTGAACCCAGAGCCATGTAAGACATAACGCCTTTGGTGGTGCCGGCCATACGGCTGATGATGAAAGCAAGACCGGTGTTGACCACCAGGTTCTTTACTTCACGTTCCTCTTTGACATTGCCAGACTTGTCCTTGAGGACGATGTTGAGCTGGCCCTGGATCTTCAACGATTCATTAGTGAGCATGGGTTTAACCTCTTAAAAAGTTCTGGAAGCACCGACAAAGTCTTCCGCGAAATAAGTGAAGTCCGAGTACCCCTGACTTCGCAAAAACCCCGTGTCGGTGATCGAGGTCTGTTCGATAAATGCTTTGCCGTTTGATTTACTTGCAAAGTCAGAAAAGAACCCTGAGTCCGGGATAGCTTTCAGTCCTGTCCGTGCAACGAGGTCTGCAAAAACCGCTGTATCGATCGGCCTCTTATCAAACAGGTGCGTGTATTGGTCACTCGCCGCTAGGCTTTCATTTGGGGATTTGAGTACGCCGTTGCTCAATAAATCGAAAGCATTCAGCGCATCAGCAAAGGTGCGGTTAAATCCGGAAACCAATTCAATGGCGTCCAGCGCTCGAACCTGGTGACTCACCCCTTTTAAGAAGCTCATCGTCTCGTCGTCGAGGATCGATGCCTGCCCATCCACGTCGTCCGTAACCGTGGCAATATCAAACAATCCTTTGGTGACCGTCCTTGATGCCGCGTCAATAACAGCGCAGCTTTCTACAAGCCCTCGACTCAACCCTTTTGCTGCGGCATCCAAAGCGGCAAAGTTATCGGCTGCCGTCTTGGAGAATGTTTTTGTTTTGGTTTCAGAGAAAACAGCAGAGTCAGACAGACTCTTGCCAGAAAACCGGACGGCCGCATCAATAAATAGGGCCGCGTCTGAAGCGGTCTTACCAAACGCTATGTTTTTGCGCTCAAGAATAGAGGCTAAATCTTGTAGGTTTTTTACGGCTGCGGCTTTGGCTGCGTCGCTGATAAAAGCCCCGTCTTCCTTTTTGGCGCGAAGTTCGTTACTTAACCTGTCAAGCGCGGCGATTGAATCAGCGCATGATTTACGCAGCTCAATGGCCTTATGATCCGTAAACGCAGCGGCATCTTCCTTGTCCAGGAAAACAACGAATCGACCAACCAACGCCCTAAACGCTATGGTGCTTGCGCGTACCGATACAGCCAATTGTCTCGCGCTCGCATCCGCCGAAATCGTCCGGACAGTCGATGCAAGTTTGAGGATCCTGGCTGACCAGCTTGTCTTCATCAGTTGAAGTCCTGCCGCAACGTGAACTTGAGAAGGTCATAGACTGTCTGCCGCATGGCATCCTGGAACACGACTTCGATTTCGCCTTCGTAGGATCCGGGTTCAACGTCGAGATCACCCGTCAGCCAGTGAACTACGCACAAGCCATTAATCGCCGTCTCCGGGTTGATGAAAGCGGTTCGAGTGAAAAGGGTCGTATCGCTCCCTGCCGCCCGAAACTTCATCGTCACCGTCGCCCCGGTCAAGTCGATAGGCAGCCCCGACAACTCATCCGTCAGGGTGAGCTGAAGCTGAGGTCCGGTGTCGCCTTGGACGAGCTTGATCCGATCTGCCATGGCTTAACCCTGTGGAGCCTGCTTGGTGCCCCCGACGTTCTGTGCGTTGGGGCTAGTTGACACACTGACTACAGCGCCGGTCTTCAATGAATTTGCAAACTGGGTGTAATGCGCGATTGCTCGATCCGCGTTTCCTGCGTATTCGGAATCCTTGGAGAACGCTCGATAGCAGATGTAGTCCACCATCGCCCCGCCGTAGAGTTCTTCGAACGAAGAGAGCGTTGATGAAGCGGTGTAATCCGTTGGTGCCTGCTGGTAGATAACTTCAACCGATGCAGCGCTAGTCGCTGGCGGATATACCCAAAAGCTGGTGGGATATCTTTCATCCAGCATGAAATGCTTGATCGTGGCCGACTGCGTCATCTGATGCCATGATGGGTTCTGCTGGTCCAGGAATCCCCGATTTGTGACCGTGATCGCAGGCCCACTTGTGTTTCTGGGAATATCCATCAGCCGAAGACCGCCTGAGGGAAGCGATTGCTTCGCCCCTGCAGCAAGAGGCATCGTTGTGGATACAGAGTAAATATCCGGTCGGGCTACCGCCAATTCTCTACGGCAGTCATTGAGCCAGTTGGTCAGCTCAGTTGCAGGCCACCTTACGTTGGTAAGGTCTTGGATAATCATGGATGCACGATCCATGATGTTCTGCGCGGTTAATGACATCTTGGTCTCCCGACTAGAAATTGGGTTTTACGCGCAGCGGAAGGCGTGTGCCGTCCTTGTCTGCGCGAATGCTGTAACTGCCAATCAGCATTTCAAACTGTTGCTTGTGGTATCCAGCCATTTGCGGATCAGACCAAGGTCTATTGGCAAGGCTCATCAAACGAGCTTTGGCCCCGTGCTCGATCGCCTCCCAGTTCAGGTCATAAAGGAACCGTGGGATTGAGTTGGCTGTTCTGGTTGGCGTCAATGACATGTAAATCTTGAGTGTTCCAGACGCCTCAGGAGCTGGAACCAAGACAATCGATTCTGGATTTGGCCTGTAATACCCTTCAGGAACGCCTACAGACGCCCTCAGCCGCAGCTGATCGGCTTCTTTTTGGGTTATTGGGGTGATTTCTTTGCCGTTCCACTCAACCTCTATAAGGTCTGTGATCAGGGCATCGTCACTTGGCGACAAAATGATGGACTGGATCCCGCTCCCTACCGTCTTGGTCTGGATATTGGAATAGCATTTCGTTCGTTCGCAGAATTCGATAGCAGCCCATCTAATTCCCTGCTCCGCAATCGGATAGGGGCAATCGAGCATCATGGGTCCAACGAGGGATTCCAAACTGATTGTGTCGTCTGCGTTGGTGTAGGCCATGACTTACTTTGCGTCGTAGAGCTTCTGTCCCATGACGTCCTGGACGTACTTGCGAAGACGCGTCACGGGCCACTTGGGATCAGTCGTCAACCCGAATTCGCGCTGGCAATAAGCCTGAAGGGCTGCCTTGTCCATGCTGTTGATGTCAACGAGCGCAGGGATTTCGACCGGCTCTTCCACTTTTTCTTCAGTGATTCCAGCAGGTTTACTATCCTTTGCGTGTCCCACGATTTCCCAAATGGTGGGGTGGGAATTGATGGTTCCAGCAAACTGTTCCGGCACCAGCTGGACATCTCCCTGCCCAAACCAGGTGACCTCAAGATCTTCGAACCTAAAAAACTGGCTGGCCTTCTGGCCGATGTATTTCACGCGCAGCATGCGTTTCTCCTTGAGATGGAAAGGCGGGCCGAAACCCGCCTCTCAATGCCCTTACTTGGCGCCGAGCAGAATGCCCTTGGCCTGGACAGTGATTGCGCCAGAAGCGCCACCAGTGACCGTGCCAAACACAGCCTGAAGGAACGAATCCCGCTCAACCTTGATCGGCGAAGCAAGGATGACGTGGTAAGGCTGGCCGGCTGCTACAGCCGTGTCGGCGGCATACGCAGAAGCAAAAGCCGTTGCGCTGCCAGCGGATCCATCAAGCGGGGCATAACCCAGGTTGATCGGAGCTGCGGTACCCAGGTCAGCGTTGTTGATGACGACCTCGCGGATTTCCGTACCAGCCGGAATCACAAGGAAGTTGACGACGTCGCCCGTGGCCGGGGTCAGAGTGACGCTACCCTGGTCGGTGTAGGCGTAGCTCTTGTCCGTAGCCGGTGAGCGAGTCAGCGTAGGTGCGGTGTATAGAGACATTTGATTACCTCAGGTAATAAAAAACCCGCCGAGGCGGGTTTCAGGTTTGAAGTTATAAGGCTAAGTGCGAACGACACTATCGATCGCAAAGACACCGTAGTCAGTCGGTTCGCTGTTGCCGTTGGCATCAGTGAAGTTGAAACGGAGCTTTGACATACCGAACATAGCGTCGCCCGCTACTTCGAGAGCGCGTTCGAAATTGTATTTTCTTTCCGCCCACGAAAAATAATAGCCGCTGCTGTTATTCCGCCCGTAACACATTGCCAGCGCCTGACCACCGGTCAGAATCGCACGTTCAACGGCGTAACCTGCCGTCAGGCCAGCGTTCACTGCCTGAGCAGATTCAGTGGCGCTGTAACGGTTTGCCGCGGTAACGATGTTGACGTTTTCACCCGCCGCAAAGCGAATGGTGAAACGCGGCAGCTGGCGAACCAAGATGCCGTTCCAGAGGCCCGGTTCACCTGAGAACAGCGGGTGCTTGGAGCCGTAGCTCTTACGCGCCCAGGCGTTCTGCAGGAAGGTGCGCCAGGTGTTGCTGGTGCCGGCTTCCGTCTTCAGGTGATACCACTGACGCGGGGTCAGCCACAGGATGGCCTTGATCGGCTCATCGTTTGCAGCCGGATCGTCAGCGATCTTGACGTTGGGGATCGGGTATTCCAGATCGTCCAACTGCAGAGACAGGCTGTCGATATGCGCCAGAGTCATGATGTCGGTGCTGTCGATGCTGCCGAGCTGCTGGCCACCCTGGATGAGGTTGCCTGCAGATGCAGTATCCACAACAAAGTGACGGTTGTAGGTCGGAGCCTTGATCGAGTTGACTGCGATGTCGCTGAAATCAGGATCAGCTGCGGTCGGTACGATCCAGTCACGACCGGTCAGAGAACCACGCGCACCAGCCAGGTGAACGATTGCCAGCTGGTCATACAGACGCGGGAAGTAACCTTCCATCTGCGCCATGGCAACGCCACGCAGGTTGTGAACGGTACGCTGTGCAGCCATCTTGCCACCCGCGTCGACCACCTTGGTGAGGAGATCGATGCGGATGTCCATTGAAGACGAGGTGAGCTTTTCGCCCTTGCCTTCAGCTGAACGATCGCCAACGATCGGCTTACCGTTGATGGTGTCGAACAGGTCGACGGATACTGCATCGCCCTGGGTCTTGGAAAGGTCGGTTACACGCACGATAGGCATCGTGGATGCAGTCTGACCCTTCAGCTTCGCTTCGGCATCGCCCTGTGAAGGAGCGTCGCCGGTGAGCGAGCGGGTGAAGGCCGGAGCCTGGATGACGCGAGCAAAGAGCGCTGCGCCGTAAATTTTGCGGGCTAACGGTGACCCGACTGGGATTTGAGTCTGTGCCATTTAATTTTCCTGCTACGGGAAGAGCGTCATCACGACGCGGGCATAAAAAAACCGCCTCTCGGCGGTTGGGTTGATTGGGTTGGCGTGTCTCACGACATGGCCATTCGTCCCTGATCAGAGTCTTCGCAGAATCTCCGTGGGGTCCATTTTGGAAAGCTGGGACGGATCCATCTTCAAGAAGTATTCGCCTATCTCAGCTGCCGTCATGTTCTCCGCATTGACGCCGCTAGAATCTGGGCTGCTACCGCCCTTCAAGTCGGACAGGGTGTTGATCGTGAGCGTGTCATCGTCTTGCACCCGTCTTTGCTTTTGGTTGGCAGCAGTCGTCCTGGCAGGTGACTGATAATCGGCCGGCAGCTTTACCGGGCCAAAGTCCTCTTCCAGTCGCTCAACGACCTTTGCAAATCGGTCAGCCATAGGCTTATCGGCCCAGACCGGCGAATTCCTCAGGCGTTGATCGATCTCAACGGCTGCGCTCCAGAGCTTTTCGTCTCCTTCTGCTCGGAGGTAACGAAGTACCGGGTTGGCGTCGATTTGAGTGTTGACCTCATCGACCTCAGCCTGCTGCTTCTTTACTTGCTCCGACTCCCATTGTTTGAGCATCTGGTCTGATCTGCTTTTCAGCGCTTCCATTTCCTGACGGAGCCGTAAATTCTCCGCACGGGTCGCCTGGTTGAGTTTGGCGATCTCAGGAAACTCTTCTTCGAGCGCTTTGATGTCAGGATCTTCCGGATCAAGCTCTGGGAGAGTCACTCCCGGGCTGGCCTCGCCCG